TTAGAATTAGATGAATTGTTACTAAGACTCACATCATTTGAATTTTTGTTACCGCGGGTCACGTTGTTAGAATTAGATGAATTGTTACTAAGACTCACATCATTTGAATTTTTGTTACCGCGGTTCACGTCGTTAGAATTAGATGAATTGCTACTAGAACGACTCACTTCGTTAGAATTAGATGAATTGATATCAAGGCCAATATCATTAGAATTAGATGAATTGTTGCTCAGACCCATATCATTAGAATTGTTGTTAGTATAGTTCACGTCATCGTCAGAATTAGATGAATTATTGCCAACACGACTCACTCCATCAAAATTAGATGAATTATTGTTAACACGACTCACTCCATTAGAATTAGATGAATTGTTACGACTTTTATTTGTTTTCAACGAGTTGATACTATTTGAATTAGACGATGCACTGTTGTTAGTATCATTGGACGGTTTTGATAACTCAAAAATGCTACTGATAATGTCCAAATTAGTATTACTGTTACCATTTGAAGAGTTGGTTGAATTATTAGCATCATTAGTGTCATCTCCTAAACTGCCATCACCATTATTTATAGAGTTTGAATTTGTTGAATTACTATTTTTGGATTTCAATGAGAGTGAAATATTGCTCACTTGATTCGATTTTAACGAATTGGTTGTATTTGCTGAATTATTTCTTTTCGTTTGAAGGTCACTCATCATACCTGTCAAATATAAAAAAAAAATAATAGATTGATATTTGTTTTAACCAAAATCAATAAGAAAATAATAGATAAGCAAAAATGTGATAATAATAATAATAAAAATAATACTTTTTTTTTAACAATTGGTTCTACAAACAAGATACACAAAAATAATTAGAATCTAAGAAATTAACTCTTTACTTCAATTCATAAACATCCTTCATTTTGTTGAGAGGTCTGAAAGTTTCAAATCCAAAGTTTTTGGTGTCGATGACACTATCACCGTTTTTATAGCGAGTTTGCGAATCGTTAATAAGAATATCGTACCATACCCCATTCAAACTAAATACAGTAAGATCCGATTTGATTACAAATGGAGCGGCATATATGATTGGTGAATTTGAATTTGACATATCTTTATTCGAAGCCACATTTTTATTTAATAAAAATTGCAAAGTTGGAATCAACTCACTTGCGAATTTCTTAAATTCAACGGCTCGATCTACAGCTACATTGCTTACGATTGGCTGTACAGTGCTTGATCCTGTTATATTGGTAAACATTTCGTTAGCTTTTGCAATTAAATTGGCTTCAGCAGAATATATCATTGGACCCTGTAATCCCGACTTCTCATATCCATATCCAGATGTAGATGTAGATTTCTCATCACCTGGAATATTTTGTACAGTTTGTTTACGTGAGCTTGAAAAGCTTGGAAGCCATCCCAAACCGAATGAAGATGAACTATTTTCTTGTGGTTTATACTTTGAGATATCATCTCCCATTTCAAAAGATTGTATCTTGCCATCTTTGACTGATACTTTACCAATTAATAAAGAACGGAATGCTTGATTATTCTTGGATACATCTGCTAGCTTAAAAGGTGTTATAGGTGTCTTTTTATCCTTGTTAGTAAAAATAGCAGGGAACCAATATACAAAATAAGACGGGTCAGGAGAAACAGTAATATTATCAAAAGATAGATAAAGCGAACCAAGACGATCAATAGGCAAAATATCATCCTGACTACCAGTCATTTTATATATAGACGTTGATTGTCTATCCAACTTTCTGTTTTTGCTATGACTGATATATGATGTAGCCATTGTAATTAATCCAAGATCATTCCTCATTCTTATCATATAATCATCATGAATCGCAGAGTTGTGAATTGCAAGGCTTGGATGATCAAGATCAATAAGTTGTATTGTATCTTCGGCAAGAAGTTCAGATTTACTGCGAGCCATTTGTCTGATCAACTGTTCTGTAATCATGATCTCAAAGGCTGGATTTGCCTTGGCATCCAAAGCAAACTCATCATTTCTTGGCTGACCTGTTATATATAATATCATAATTTCGACCAATGCACCTAAATCACTCAAATCCTGCTTAGTTTTTGGATCCTTGAATAAATGTAATGTATAATCCTTGTCTGCTGGCTCCTTGTGATATAAATCAACCAACTGTTTAGCCACCTCACCACGCACTTGAGGTGGAGCAGGTAAAAATGTATTATTACGAACAATAAAATTCTTTTTATTTACTTCATCATTTTGTGTTGCCTGTAATTGTTTAATATAAACAGCTGTCATTTGCACGGCCTGTGCAGCCAATTCCTTGTCTTGTAACCATTCTTTAGGGATTATTTTTCCTTGACTATTTGCTAATTTTTGCGACAATTCAAACAATGTAAATCTTGCTTTGGCTTTATGATTATGTGCAGCAGATAAAGCCTTCATAAACATAGAACCCTCGCTATTGTCACTTGAAAATGCAGAAGATGAAGACATTTGATAAAGGGAAAAATAAGCTTGTATGTATTTGTTGAGTCAATTTAAATGCTTTTTTTTTACAAATAGTAAAATAGAGACAATCAAAAGTGAGATGAAAGATAGATAGTCTATTAATCTTTTTTTTACTTTATAATACAAAGAGAGTGTTTTTAATTTTAAGTTGTATTTTATTAATTTTTTTTTACATGTTTGTTTGAAAATAATTAACAAATATTTTATTCAAGACAATTTACAATTTTTTCATTTGCTCTCATCATCATCATCATCATCATCACGGTCACATAAAATATCGCACATAGAGTTACACCTCAAAATAGATTTATAAACAGAAGAATCCATGTTAATTTCAGAGGATGTATATTCTTCCAATTGCGGAAGTCTGATACAAGACCCAATCTCAAAAAAACATTGATTTGGTTCACCTGGTACAGGATCAAATGTACTCCAAGCTAAAAATGTTTCCACGCGACAACAATCTTTGTTAGGTGGCATTTCGTTATGAGGCGCGGATAAACTTGTAACTGTTTCTGTACCATATATATTTTCATCTGTATCCTTATTTATCATGGTTTGAGTCGTATACGTCATAAATTCTACAGAATCTATAAGCCCAAATCCAAGTCGAGTTAATGCACATTTTCCCTGATAATAAACATATCTCATACGATCAATTCCATCCACGCTTGGATAACCTTTGAGACGATCAAGTTTTGATACCGTTGTTATGTCTGGATTTATTGAAGTATTTGCCTGTTTTTTGGTGTCTTGTAAAAATGTCGATGCCTTGAGAGTATTTGTGCATATTTTACCTTTTAAAATAACAATATTACATGGTACTTCTTTCGTGTGAAAAGCGACATATGCTTCGTGTACACCAAATTTGTTTTGTCTATTTAATAGTTCTTCTCGGGATTTTTTACCCTGTGCCTCTTCTCCTATTTGAGACATTATATCACGAATTTTACACATTCTTGTTTTGGCCAATTCAACCAACTTAGATGGAGTATCATGCAAACCATTTGCAAAATCAGGTATGATACTAATATTTTGTGCATTCTTCTTCTTCTTGCTTTTACTATTTTCTTTATACATTTGTTTCTTGATTTCGCTCATTTTTTCTTTCTTTGTCTTTTTCTATGACTTTCTTTTTTTTTTTGAGTTATTGCCTCTAAATAATTGAAACAAAAATACAAAAATAAAACTGTCAAATTACTAATGTTTATCAATAAATTAAATAAATAAATAAAGTGAAACGTTGAAATAGATAAACATAATAAATAACTAAATAACTAAATAAATAATATAATGATAACAATATTCAAACTTATTAATTTTGTTATGATGCACGAATTGGCAAAAGAGAAGTGTGCCGATCTCTAGCTTCTTCAATAAATGCTATAAAATTTTTTACAGATCTCTCTTTTCCGGTTGAAAGAAAGTCTCTAGACATTCTAGATCCATCAACAAAAAATGTAGTTGTTCGAATGCAAGGCATTCCGATAGGAAGTGCATAGGAACACATAGCAGGTTCATCTTCGCATATTATATTTTTAACCAGAACTAACTTTTCGCTTTTGTAATGCTGGCGAACCATTTCCCACATAGGTTTAGCTATGGGACAATGTTGACATGTTTTACTTTCAAAAAATTCTGCTCGTACAAGTAACACGTCTCGATTATACATTTTTGTATTTTGATTCAGATCAACAATATTAGAAGTATTTGTTTTATCGTATATAACCTGTTCCTTTTGAATAGATATTAAATAAACTATATACAAAATTATAAAAATCACCAAACCAACGAATACATTTCTTTCATGGTTTCCCATGGATGATACAAGAAATATTTGATGATGTTCTTAAAATAAATAAAAATTAAATAAAATTATTTATTTATTTAAATTTTGGTTTGAAAAAATGTTTAATCAATATGTATCTTATATTATTTTTTGTCAGTGCCCATATGAGCAAAGATATATTGTAATTATGTTGAGTTTTTAAACATACACTTGTGTATTTTAGATTTTGTACCTATTATTTTTTTTTTGTTTTTTGTCTAAAACTTTTGTTGGGTTTTTGAATCTTTGAAACATAAACACAAACAAAAGAAAAAGAAAAAGACCAGAAAAAAGCAATACTATACGTTCACAAGATGCAATCGAAAGAATCACGTCCCTTTGCTCCAACATTGAATGTTGGTCGTAATGCTTCTCTTGCACCCAAAGCCAAAATTCATAAAATTTTATGGGGTATGACCGACCCGGAAGTAGCAATTAAAATGTCACTTGGTCCTTTGGGAGAACTGGAACATGGCACACAAAGTGCTGAATTAGGACCTAGTCACAAAAGTGGACTCTGTAAAACCTGCAAAAATGATGCATTCAATTGCCCTATACATTATGCAGATATTCAGCTTGAATTTCCGTGTTATGATTATCAATATATGCCTGACGTGATGGCTATTTTGTGGAGCAAATGTTTTTATTGTCATCGAGTTTTAATCGCAAAGAATGACCCAAGAAGAGATGCGATAATGGCCGAGAGCGATCCAGAAAAGCGCAAGCGTATGTGTGAAGCTATAGGGCAAAGCATACGTTATTGCGATGAACATTATGTCACATCCAAACAAAACAAAACAGCAAATATTTTCAATCCCAATAATTCAACGACAAAATCCTACATGAATAGTTCTGTTACAATTACAGATATGACTGAAAAACATATTGCAGATCATGGATGTGGACAGGAACAACCAGTTTGGGTATGGAATAAAAGCGATCCTCTTAAAATTCGTTGCTTTATTCGAGTATTGAAAAGCAAGGATAAAATCAAAAACGAATCAAAAACGAAATCATCATCATCGTCATCATCATCTTGTTCAAAGAATAAAGATAAGAAAGACAATGATAATGATAATACCAAGACGAAGGGTAAAACAAAGTCAAAAAAAAAAGTGTCATTTGATGAAAACAATAATGAGTTCACAAACGAAAATTTGAATATGTCCAAGTCAATTGATCAGAATATAAATAATAAGAGAACTGACGATAATATAGAAGAATTTGACGATAGTATACCACACGAAGAAGACAACGAAGAAGATGAAGATGAAGAACAAGACGATAAACGTCTTGGTGAAAGACGATGTGAAGATAATGAATACAACGACGATGATGAATATAATGATGAATATAATAATAATAATAAAATTTCAGATACACAAGATATAGATATCGAAGCTGAAGAAGTTGAAGCCGACGATGTCGATATTGATGTTGCTGATGATAGTAATATAAATATATCTGTATCTGGAGATAACGAAGAAGATATACCAGATTTAGAATCCTTTAGAGATATTGAAAATGATAAGGAAAACGATATTGATATTGATATTGATAATGATAACGTTAAGGATAAAGAAACTACATCATCATCATCATCATCGTCTAAATCAAGAAGTAAATCTATTCGTGGTAAAATAACACCCAAGTCTAATTTTTTTCTTAAAGAAATTCCCTTTACATCTTGGATGGCATATGAAAATCTCAAAAATACCACAAAAGATGACGCTATATTGTTTGGATTTAATCCTCCTATATCTAATTATGACGTAGATGGTTATCCTGTTGATGTTCCTGTAGTCTTATCATCTCAAGAACAAATTTTAAAACAAGAACAGGAACAAAATCAATCATCTTCTTATACCCCTAATATTATTCCTATAACACAGAGTTATTCTTCCCCAGTATGGTGTTTTCGTCTGGTTCATTTATTTCCCAAACCGTGTAGTGTTACTTTTAAAGATATGGCTAAACGCTTTGCGGATCTTGTACGCGATAATAAAACACTGGGAAATCTGAAACGCGCTTATCACGCATTTATAGAAAAAAAGAAAAAACTTAAAAAGGGACTTTTAACAGAAGAAGATTTGAATGTTGATGGTATTGACTTGCTTGAAATAAACAAAGATGACAATGATGGAAAAAGTATAAGTAATAATAATAATAATAATAATAATAATGATATTGGTAACGATGACAATGATATTAATGATAATGATTTATTGTTATATAATAATCCAACAGACACTTGGCTTCCAGAAACGATTGCTTTGGGTAAACGTGGAAAAGACAATCGTGATAAAAAAGATCACAAAAATCAACTCTATGATACTAAAGATATTCACCATATTGCTGAAAAATTAGGTATTATTACTCGAAGACGGCCTTGGGAATGTCCTCTTGATTATTCTTTAATAAATGGACAATTTTATCAAATCATTGAGCGGCTGAATTATCACAGTGCTATTATTTACAGAAGTAATATTCCTAAACCTCCGCAATATAATCAAAGAGTAAAGTTTGAAAAATGTATAACCAATATGATGACAGGAAAAGAAGGTATGCCTAGACAATTATTAACGGCTAAACGTGTAGACTTTTCGTGTCGTTTAGTTATTGATCCTGACCCAAATATGGATATCAATCAAGTAGGTGTACCATTAACTATTGCACAAGATCAATTATATCAAATTCCCGTAACATCCTTTAATATTCATATGTTGACAGAAAAATATGTTCATAAAGATACATATCCTCGTGCACTATTTATTGATAAAATCAATGGAACTAAATTATCTTTAAAAGACATGTCATTACCAGATTTGATGTCTATTACTCTCGACATTGGTGATGTTGTTCATCGTCATATGGTAAATGACGATGATTTATTAGTCAACAGACAACCTTCCTTGGATTGTTTATCTATTATGTCGTTAAAAGTTGTTATATTACCTGAAGACGATCCTGTTTTCAAAGTACATGTAGCATTGATGGGGGCATTAGCCGGAGATTATGACGGTGATGCTGCCGCAGGATATGCATTACAAACAGTTGGTGCTCTTATTGAGTCTAGAGATATTATGGCTTCTGAACTTCAAGCAGCAACTCCTCAAAGTGGAGGAATTATTATTAATGCATTTTTAGACGCTGTTTTAGGTAATGCTCTTGCAACTCAAAACCTCACCGTTTTTACTTTGTCTCAAGTGACAAAGTGTTTATCCGAATGTAGATATATGGGAAATATGCGGTTCGCAAAACCTTGCATATCCGAAATTACAAGATTTAATCAAGGGGGTGATGATTGTGATGATTGTGATACCGATGAAAATCAAAACCAAAATGGTGATATCATTTCAAATTGGTGGTCTGGTAAACAGATAATATCAGAAAAACTTCCAGATATTAGTATGAATTCTAATAATAACAAATATTCGCCATCAATAGTGATACCTTATAATGAAAAGTCTGACAATGATTTTGTTTGTAATAATACTTTTATACTAAGGGATGGAAATCTTTTGAGTGGAGTTCTGAACGGACAACGCATTTCAGAGTTAATATTAACTATTTATCATCAGAAAGGAAAAAGAGAAAGTATAAAAGTATTGGGAGAATTATATAGGCTTTCCAATGCAATACTCAAAGTTATTGGAGTTAGCATGAATATTAGGGACACATTAGCTCAATGTAAACCTGAGATGGAAAAAATTAAAAAAAATACAATTGCAGCGATAGAAGAGGATGTAAATCTTCAAGAGAATAAATTAGATCACCCGACAATCGCGAGGGAAAAAGAAAAAGTTGTTTGCAAAATACTGGAAGATTTACGATCAAAGCTTGGAGAAATGATTAAACTCGAGGATGAAAATTTAGACAATCCATTCTTTAATAATTTAAGAGAAATGATTTCATCTGGGTCGAAAAAAGCTGAATTAAATAGAATTGCACAAACTGCTACTGTTGGTCAATTATATCAAGAGGGCAAGCGATTTAACTTGTTATACAATGAAAGAAGTATTCCATTCTTTCCAAAGGGATCAAATATTTTGAAACAAAAAGGATATGCCAACGAAAGTTTAATCGATGGTCTTTCTGTCGAGTCATTTGTTTTATACTCAAATGCGGGCAGAATTCAAATGGTTATTAGTTGTGTAAATCCAGCTGATACAGGCTATTTTGAAAGACTGATGGTTAAAATGGCAGAGACAGTCACAACAACACATACAGGAGTTTCTTGTGATGGTTCATTAAATATAATCAATTGGAGCTTCTCTTCAAACCAAGCAGATATTCGTTCAATGACATTTCAACCATTGCCTACTTTATTAATGGATAATAATACATTAACAAAGGAATGTTCGTCGGTAGATATAATCGATTGGAAACAATATATAACGGATGAAGCGTGGATTAAAATGGAATCTCAAAATTCAAAGGTTGAAATTACTAAACTGTTGCAAGAAGAGTATAATCAAATTCAACAAGACAGGGATATTATTAGAAAATTGCGACAAACTTTTGGAAATGATGAAATTCAGACCATGCTTCGTATATGTGTTCAAGTAACTGGTGTAATTAATCAATTATACTCATCCTTATTATATGGCAAAACCGACTTAACGCCCACTTTTGTATGTAAAACAATCAAAAAATTTGTTGCGCATTTATATAGTGATCCTCGTGTTTCTGTTTCAAGAAATTATGATTTGGAATCGATATTGAGATATTATTTCTGTTGCAAGGTTGTTATTATTCGTCAAAGAATGACAAAAGCGATTTTTGTTCGTATTTTAACTGAGATAAGTAATCAGTACATCTGTCATATAATATCTCCTGGTATATCTGTTGGTGCACTTGCTGGTCAGCATATAGGACAACCAGCAACTCAAATGACATTAAGCACATTTTCATCGAATGCAGAGGGAAACCGTAATTCAGAAGTTGTCGGAACTATTAAAAGTTGCTTTGATGTAAGTGACAAAAATAATGATCCAGTTATGAGTATTTGGGTGAAACCAGAATTCGAACACATGGTATTCCAACTTAAAAATGATATCGTTGTGAAATATTTAATAGATATCACAAAAAAGGAGCCTATTAGTGGAAGATCTTTTACTATTATTTCTGAACCAGACATCAAAACATCTATTATTAAAGAACATCAAGAAACGGTCGAAGAATATTTTGCATTATGTCATCCATCGGATTATAAAAGTTTATGTCCTACAGTCGTATGCTTTGAAATTTGTCGTAATCTGGCTGCTCAAGTAAGTTTAACGTTGCGAAGAATTTTAGTAATATTGAACGGTATGAAATATGATAATACAGACGGTCATGTATGGATTGGTGTTGATACTGGTACTACATGGATATTACGTTTATATATGAACAAAAAAAGTCAACTGTATAAAAGATTCAAAACTGAATATTATCCATCCATGGATCCTTGCATACAGGTTGATCCTAATTATTGGATAATGGAGTCATTTGCAAATACGATTTCTAAAAAAACAGTTGTAAGAGGAATCAAGGGAATTCATAATGGATATATTATCACACAAGAAACGACAGTTAGCTTGAATGGAAATCTTGTAACAATACCTCGAGTAATTATATCTACAACTGGAAGTAATTATCAAGAAATTATGAAGCTTCCTTGGGTTGATAGATCACAGACAAGTTGTAATTCAGCTTGGGATGTTCAACATGTTCTTGGTATCGATGCTGCTGCAATGTCTATGGCAAGAAGAGCAGAACGTAGGTTCCATCTTTCTGGCATTACAGTTGATAAGGCTTATCCTTATACAATTATCAAAACAATGACACATAGAGGATATTTGATGTCGATGAGAAGAAGTGGTGTTAATCGTCAAAATGATTATGGTCCACTCCCCAAACAGGCTTTGGAAGAGTCTATGATTACTTGTAAAAGGGCTGCTATACGATGCGAAATTGATCATCTTCGTGGTCCAACTGAAAATATAATTACTGGAGGCATGGCAATTCAAGGAACAGGATATCTTAACCCTCTTGATTTAAATCCACCCGAAGATATTGATATTGCAGATCATAATATGAAACAACTTATGTCTCGTCAACTACCACAATTAACTATACAAGCACTTGATGCTTATACAAGGAATGGAATAAAAGATACGACAAATCAATTGCAAAGGAAAGGTCTTATTAAAGTGTCAGAACCATTCAAGCACATATCTGCATACAATGAAAAAGAAATGATAATAATAAACGATCAATTTGAGATGATAGAGACGGATATGGATTGTATAACGCAGTTATCTTCGGTATCATCATCATCATCATCTTTAGCAGAAGCAGTATTATCATCGACAACAAGTCAAAATAATTCAAATAAAAAAAATAGCCAAGACAGTGATGAAATCGATGGCTCTAAGTTATTATTATTGCCAGTTGAAAAAAATACAAATACTCGTCAGATTAAAAAACAAGAGTTAATAGACCACCGCCAAGCCCAACGCAAGATTCAGATTTCGCATATTCAAGAAAAATTACATCCTGGTGAACTGGAACATGAAACCAAGACCCAGGTGGATGATTTTTTTGGTGACATTATTCAAAAATGCCAAGCGTTTGCAGAAAAAATAAAAGCTGAAAACGGATCTACAGTTTCTAAAAAGGTAACTGCACAACAACAAGCAAATGAAATAAGATTGAAAACGTTCAAAGATATTGATAATATAAATTTCATCGATGAGCCTTCAATTGAAACGACAAAGAAAAAACTTATCAAAATTTTAACAAAGCAAACACAGCATAGCAATAAAAGAAAGAGATCTCTTGACGACGACGATGAATACGAAGACAAAGATACAGCAAATAATAATAATAATAATAGCAAAGACTGTAAAGAAAACGCAATTGTCAAGAAAAAAGTCAAACCAAATAGTAAAAAAAAGCATAATAATTCTGCAGATGATTACGTCATAGAAGATTATTGTGACATACAGGACATGAAAACAAAAAAGGCTCTGAATAAAAAACGAGCCAAACGTCAAAAAAAGGATGTCGCTGCGCGATTGCTTATTATTGATTAATTTTTTCTTGATCATTTGTTTTCCGATTTGAATTTTCGTACATAGCCTAGAAAAGTATACTATATAAAGCCTAACTTTTGAATTTGTTTATTTTATCACACATTGTTCTTCCGTCGTTTAATCACCACTTATTTCTTTTCGTTTTAATATATCGATAAAAACACCAATCCTTTTCAAAATGGGCTGCAAAATAGGAAATGAGACAAAAAAGCACAAGCGTTGTATTCAGCAGGTTTCAATTACCAGTCTCGGTGGTAAGCGTATCGGCGTAGATGCAATGGGGAAAGTATATGCTAAATGGTTTGGTGCAATTAATAAATGGAAAGAAATTCAAGAAAATAAAAGCAGCGATAGCATCAACCCTTCTGATAAGGAAGAAGAAAAAGAAAATGAAGATGTAACAGAGCAAAGTAACGACGAATCTTGCCAAAATCAAGATTTGAAAGAAAAAGAGCAGGATAACTCGGTCGACATACAACAAGTGCAAAACATAGCCATTGAAGGATGGTTTAATACACTTCTCAGATCTCGAGCATTGGGTATTAAGCTTGTCAATGTATTTGATGGAGGTAGACCAAACGCCAAAATGGTCGAAATAAGAAAGCGTCTGGCTCAAAATAAAAGAAGTCAAGAAATTCGCGATGAGCTTGAAGGTCATATTATTGAAGATAAAAAAAGTCTTGATGCAATCAAAGATAAAATTATTAAAGCACAACAATACCAAAAGAAACAAACTGTATCCACTACAACTTCTATTGATAGCAGTGATGACACTATCGCTATCAGTCCTGTCCAAGATAATGTTATAATTCCCACAACGTCTGCTTCTGATTCTTCACAAACATTAAAAATACATATTCAAAAAGACAGTGACGTGATTCAGCCAAAACCAACACTAGATTCAGACGTCATTCAAGAGGGTGCGCACATACCCACAGTTCAAAATGATGAAGTATTGACATTGGATGACATTGAAGAGTTACAAAAACAATATAAATTGCAAATGATCAAGATTGCTGATGGAGAAAAAGAACTGATTACTCGTCAACAAAAATCTACCAAATTTCCTGAAACATTCATTCCAGCAATGAAGAGATGCTCCCGGGTGCTCAGAATTCCCACAATAGACGCCCCAGAAGAAGCTGACGATTATCTTGCGGCTTTATATCATTCAGGTCATATTGACGGTGTTGATGCAATGGACTTTGATTATTGGGCTCATGGAGTAGATACAACATATAGAAATTTGGACAAGGATACTAATGTTTTAAAATATTGCGCCAAGACTTTTTTGTCTGATATGAAACTAGAGAGTTATGACGAGTTGACTACTTTGTATTGTCTCACTGGATGCGACTATGTACAAGATGAAAATGGTTTAATGGGAGTCAAAAATTGTGGTCCTGTAACAGCAGTTAAATGGATTCGCAAATTTAAAAACGATTTGGATAAAATTTACAACTTTATTATCACCGATCCAAAAAACAAACGTTTTATTCCTTGTGACAACTTTCTCGAGTTATCCAAGGTCGCCAAGTCAATTTTCAATCTTCGTGTTAAAGATCAACCTCAACCTTCTGCCCAATCTCTGGTTGATCCTGAAGAAGTTAAGCAATTTCTTTTGGACTTTGGATGGTACAACACAGACAAGGATGAAGAAAGTCGAAATGCAAAAATTGATATATTTGTTAAATCAGTAGTTGAATATTGCAACACGTCCAAAAATAATGAACAAGACTCTTCTCTGTTGTCATCGTCATCGTCAACCGCATCATCATCATCATCATCATCCTTGTTCACACAAACCGCGTCTCCCGTGCCATATTCCTCAGAACAACCCCAGACAAACGAAATTCAATTGCAACAAATGGAAATGGAAGGTATAGAAGAGCAGGATATTAATTGTTTAATGTCTCAAGCTAAGTGTACTCGTGAAGAAGCAATAAAAATTCTCATCAACAATAAAACAAACAATGAACATTAATATATTTACTTTATTTCGCTCTTGTTTTCTTTAAAAAAAGAACAAGGACCGTTTCCAAAATATTTGGATTGTCCAGTCCTTTGTTCGTATTGTATTGACGTTTCCCTTTGTGCAATTGTAGTTGTACTATTAATATTATTATTTTCATACAATTCATAATAAGTTTTTTTTGCATGACATCGACAACACAAACATTGTAAATTACTTTCTATATCTAGTCCGCCATTAGCTAATGCAACAATATGATCTAATTGAAACGTTTCATCTAACTTTGAATCCTTGCAAGATGGATTATTACATTTCCAATCTTGACTTGAAGCAACCCGCATCCTAATTCTATAACTCCATTTTTTACGCTTTACAGGTGGCATTATTTATTTATTTAATTACTTATCATCACGAAATCACAAGTGAAATATTTTTTTATAACGTACAGTCACATACTGGAACTAGGACAACTAAACTTTTTTTTTTAGAAATCCTTGTGAAAAAATTATCATTCACTTCATTGTGGTCTATTATGTCTCATACTACTATTGCAATTTTATCAGTAAACCTCAAGAAGAAAGATCAAAAATGTGATTTATCATCAAATTCTACAGTTTCTTCAGTTTCTTCATATTTTACAAAAAGTGCACATTTTATTTCCAAATTAATTAGTCGTGGCCGTCTTCATCATCATCATCATCATCATGGCGGCAAAAAATCTTAATTATAGATACAAACGTAATGTTGATTTGTACGCATGTCTTAGACGTCTTAGATACAATATAATAATATTTATGTCTTAGACATGAATAACATTATGTTTTGTGTTTTTCCACTATTTTGTTGGCATTCACATTTTCATCTTTTGCAAAAACAAAAAACAAAACGAAAACATTTATCAAACCACGACCAGCATGTGGTCTGTTTCAAATAAAAAATATGAACGTGCCTATAAATTAAGGAAGAAATTTAATGACATGGAAAACTTTATTATTATGTTTGCAGACGGAAGTAACAAGGAAGATATGCGTTTTCTTGGAGTTACCGATTCATTTGCATCGCTTACTGAATCATACAAGACTTTTGCAAATGAGTATAAAAACTTTCACGCCTGTTTGTGCAAACTAAACGGAGAATCTCGGATTTACATACCCGGAGAAGAGTCAGGAGACTGGATTTCGAAAGATCTTCCTGAAAACTATAAGTCCCGTGCACTCCAAAATGTGTCGAGATCTGTCAAAGAATATATCAGCACTCATAAATGGTGCTGAATATAATAATATATTTATTATTTGATAACTTGTTATTTGTTTTATTTTATTTTATTTTATTTTATTTTTTGTACCCACATAGCTTTATACAAAAACAAAAAAAAGTCTTTTTTTCCCCAGTAAATAAATATGTCGTCGTCATCCACATTGTTCTCTTCAAATAATTTCTGTGTAGTATCAAATATAGGCGAAGGTACTTATGGTAGTATTTTTTTAGTATTTCATCCTGACAATCCTTCTAAACGCTATGTACTTAAACAGATACCTTTACGTCATAGTGCATTTCGACTTAATTTATTAAGAGAAATGTGGACAAACAAAAATATCATCCAGTCATCCGGCAATAACTTGAATATAGTTTCTTTTAAACATGTCTTTTTAACACTTAAACATGTCTATATTCTTATGGATGCGTACATACATGGGTTAAATGATATTATGTGTATGATGAGAAGACAAGATAGTTCTTTTAAAACCAAATATAAAAACTCGGATATCGCAATACCAAATATTTCTTGTGCACCAGAGCGGCTCGTACAAATTAAATTTCAACCTACTCGTCGTCACGGCGTACTTGAAAATTTGGTTAAGCGTATATCAAACTCAAACTCAAATTCGCAAATTGACCCACAATATATGACTATATGTGATGTAAGTTTCAATAACACCACTATAACAACCCGAAGTCAAGAAAAATCTTCAAGTTCATTTGATTGGGTCGAGTTATTAAATGAACGAAAAAAATTGGAAGATTTTACAAATAATATAGAACAAAATATTGGGCTAGATACATGGGCTCTTGAAATGGCTCGTCAGCTTGAATATGCGTTACTTCCTTTAGCTAAAAATGGAATCATTCATAACGATTTAAAACCTGGAAATGTTTTAATTGATATTGAGTCAAATTTGCCTTTTGGTAGAATTAAATTAATTGATTATGGATTGACTCAAAGTATTGATCAACAATTTGTTCCAGAATTATCATCTTCACTATTTTGTTGTCCGTATGAATTCTTCAAGAAGGACTCTATATCTCATCATAGTATAGATTCATGGGGAATAGGTATTACCATTGCATCTATTCTTTGCAAGCACGACTTTCTTCATGAAGATGCATGTGAAGATATTGAAATGGATTCAATAAGACTGTCAAATTTTATTAAAATATCAAAATCCTTTTCTGATCAAGGACATTTTGACATTCTTGAACGAATGCCCGAAATATTTAATGTAAAAAAGAAAACTTCATCGGGTTATCCGGGACCCCTTCATTATGCTTTGCAAGATAGTGACAATGTAAATACACTGTCTTGTGAAAGATTATTATATAAAACTTTTAATAAAGATTGTTATAAAAATGTTTGGAAATTATTAACAATGTCGCAATCGCATTTGTCTCTCGATAGTGATTGCAACAATCGTAGTGATTGTGATGCTAAAGATGAATTAGAAGAATTTAAACGCAAGGAAAGAAATATATTAAAACAACAATTAATTTTAATAAAACAAGCGGATTTAGAAAGGGATACAATATTTACGGATTGTGATACTCAAGTTATTGACAGGAACAATGATAATCATAATAATAATATGTCAAATAGTCATATTACAAATTTATCAATTGCCAGAAAGGATGACACTAACAACGTCGACAAAGAGTATGATGAAGACGACTCGGAAGGAGAAGATGATAAGAATAAGGGCAATGAAAAGGAATATAGTCAAGATGAAGGATCAAATGAGGATGAAAATGAAAACTCAGATAATGAAAATGAAGATGAAGGATCAACTGAGGATGAAAATGAAAACTCGAACGGGGAAGACGAAGATGATATGGATGACAATGATATCAGTGAAGACGATGAAGATAACGACGACGCAAAAGAATCAAAAATGTCATTTGAGATTGAATTGAAGTCATGTCCGAAAGGATATCAAAATCAAGGTAAAACTGATCATCTTATTATGCGCAATATGTTATTTTATAGAGGCGTATGGTGTTGGGATAAATCTCTAGATATAAAATACACATGCGCGAACAAATCGTGGTATAAACAAACTTCAGATGAGATGAAAGATTTACTTTCTAAGACTCTTGCTATTGATCAAAAGAAACGGTATCAAATAGGAAAATTGTTTATCAAAGATGAAAGAGACGACAGTACTGTAAATCGTATCATGGAATACTCTTGGGATATGGATTTGTGGTCGAAATATATTATTGATATAGATAAAGATATGGAAATAAACAGCTCTATTAAAGTTATTCCTTTGGTAAAGCCAGAACTGATCAAAATATGGGATTCTATTAAAGATAGTATTTTGAATGTAGATAGATCCGAAACATATTCCAGAGGTTTATCAATGTTGTATAAATGGTTAAACATACAATTTAGGGAATTCAATTCAAAGGAATTAATACCTCAAGAGATTGAGAGAATAAATAAAGTGGCATGTGTGTCATTTTTGACGGGTTGTGTTATTGCCGAAAATACAGATCAATGGGCTTCTATTATAGACGACTTCGTTTCTAAAGAAGAAATACGCAGATTTTCTGCAGAATTAATGTACACAAACAATGGATCTTTAATTCATTCAGATGTTATATGTCTGTTAAGAGTTATCTCTCAAATGCAATTTCAACATCAGTCTATGCAACAAAAGCCAGCATGGTCGCATTTTGGAATGCTTCGACAGACAGAAATAGCTTGCAATATCATGTCATTACTGTTACAGACGCATGTAGATATGAGCGGAAAACAAGGTATATTTCCTTGGATTTTAGCATGCATCAATATATCCAAACAATTAGTTGATCCAAATCAATCAATTCAATATTTAAAAGATAACAACAATAGTAGTATTAATAATAATAATAAATATGAAATGGAGTGGTCATCATATGTTTGCAAATTATGGAAGATAAGATTTTCAGAAGATCAACCACTCATTGATATGTGTATATATGATATAATAATCTCTGTTATAAGAAAGGGACTAGAGAAACAAAATGATTGGACAAAGATAATTTACACTGATGACGAAAGCCTTGAAGATTGATAATAATCGAAAAAAATAAATATATATTTTTTTTTGGTAATTTTAGAAATTAAAAGAATAAAAATTATTATCAGAAAGTTTGCTTAGAAAATACAAAAAAAATCACAAACAAAACTTTTGTGGACCTTTATATATAGCGCTTTTAATCTAACATACACATCATCCACCAACAACCTTTTAACTCCTTCAGCTTTTTTCCTTTCCTCTTCTAAAATGCCTCCCAAAAACTCCGTCACCAAGAAAACCAGTGCCGCAAAGGCCCCCCGCAAGGTTGGTGCTCCAGCCAAAATGAGCACTGGATCAGTTTCTGCTGCTCCCAAAGCCAAGCGAGTTGATACTCAAAGCAGTATCAACAAACATCTTCGAACTGCGATGAATCCTCGAGTTGTGAAAGATCTGGCCACAAGTGCTGGGCATCTCGGAAACACCAGTGACCTCATTGTTGAGCCCATGCAACAATACATTCGAGCATATGTCACTCACACCCTCAAGGTTGCTCTCCTCTCTATGAGAGGCAAAAATCTTCGAACGCTGGGCGTCGATGACATGGCCAAGGGACTTGAGGACGAGCGACGTGGTGTGCTCGGAACGGTTGGCAACTAAAAGCCCATCTTCTATCACCCTCTTTCTCTCTCCTTTTCGGCTGTATATATTTTTGACAGGACAAGTTATAAAATACACGCACGCAAGCCCGTATTTTGTCTACATACTATATAATTTGTCTCTTTTTTTTTGTTTTCAATTTAAAATATACATTTCAATAAGTCATAAATTATTTAATATGTTTGTTATTTGATATTAATCCGTGCCTGTTTGCAAAGCGAAACTATGTGTAAAAAATATGTATAATAATACTCTAATAATATTGTTTTCGTTTTTTATCTATGTATCTATGTATGTATGTATGAAACAAAATAAAAACAACAGTTAATCATTGATTTCCGAATCCCTCGCCCCATTTAATTGCTATCATTAACTTATCATACAAATCATCTTCAGTATTGTATGGAGGTATCTTGATCAATTTATAACAACTAGAAGACGTTGGTAATGATGTTTTTGATGCTGTCAAATCAAGCGTAACATCAATATTCCAATCATCTATGGATATAATTGAAGATGGTATAGTAGATTGAGCCGTCACAAACATTATAAATTTGCCAAGTTGTTCTTGTGTCATTCTATTTTTAATAATATTAGTAAATGCGAATTGTAGATATTTATAATTTTGGAACATTTCAATTTCCTTGATTAGCTTATCATCATCATCATTATTATTATTATTATTTCCATTTCCATTGTCAGCAGCAGCAGCAGCAGCAGCAGTGGTATCATCATCATCATCAGAAGCAGAATCACCATCAGCAGCATCAGCAGTGGCAGTCAAATCACCTTTATTATCTTGATTTTTAATTACATTAAATCCATTGAAAATAAGCCTTGAAACAACAGAGCTTGCTTTAAGTTTTGTGACGCCACAACACATTGATTGTAAAAATTTACTATCCAAAGCCCACATTATTTCAATTGGAATAATACTCCATATCCCTCTTAAAAAATAATAAACAGACGGATTATAATTCGCATCTAATTTCATTTTTGCAAACAAATCTTTAAACCATGACAAATTTTCTCGTGTTATTGATTTAGGCTTTTCATTTCTCTCATCATATTCTGTACATAAAAATGATTCATCGTTTTTTGATGGCACCCATGTTGGGTTTTCATTAAATAAAGATTCTGTTGACGAAGACGTTGATGACTTGGAAGTTTGTACAACTGTTGGAACAGTAAATGTAAATGTTAAATCCAAAGATTCAAATAATTTGTTTGTATATTTATCCATTGACTTTAAATGTTTTACATCAGATGGAAATTGTTTTGCGTAATCAACAAATGTAAAAGGCTGTCCGAGTATTTGCTTCCATATAACAACAGGCAATTTCATTGGAATCAAATTTCCGTGCCATACAGATATTGCAAATAATTGACCAATGTGAAAAAAATCTTGATAAAATTTATCTGATTGGTCAGAGGGTACATTCGCACTTGGACGACAAAATAATACCAATCCAGAGTCATTGTCCATTCTAAAGTATGGATATTCATAGCATTGCTTTTGAATTTGTTCAAAAAACAAACGTGTACATTCAGAAGTAACACCACCTCTGTCAGTGACAATATTTTCGAGGGGTCCAAGTGTAATTTCAAACTCATTTAACCATAAACATGATTGATGATGTCTAAGCTTTGATAGAAATGACGGAATAATGTTTTGTCTATCTATTTGAAATGTCAGTACATCTCTTTCGCCATCTGATCCGCCTACATGAATGGAAGTAATCGGAATTTGACTTTCTTCCTGACTTTCTTCATTATTAAATAAATTGGAAGAAACTATATTATTATTATTATTATTATTATTTGAGTTTGTTTTATGTTCTTCTTCTTCTTCGTTATCATGATCATGGCAACTATTATTATTATTACTGCTACGATTACTACTACTACTACTACTACTACCACTACTACTACTACTATTTGTAACACTAGATTCCAGTCCTTGCGTTTGATTTAAATAAAATTTGGAAATAAAATATGATTCTGTATCAAACGTATTAAATTGCGCTTCTGAATTTGCTTCGGCTAAAAAGGGTATTTTCATTTCCATATCCATTATTTCAGGAGATAATAACTCTTGGACAACATTATAAATTGTCTTTGTGCTTAATTCATCATTCGTGTTGAAATATATTGGGTATTTTTTATGCGCCTCTTGCATCCATCTTTTGTAAATACAATTTTGTTCTAAATTTCTTGAACTTAAACATTTTAATGAATATAATTGTTTTACATTGTTTTCTAAATTTTTGATGATTTTGTAATCCTTTTTTCCTGTAGTTAAACGTAAACGTTCAAGACATAGCCATGCAGCATTTTTATATTTTGTCATGCTCGTCACAGATTGAAAAAAAATAAACGTTGAAACAATATTTAAAATTTGGACGAATGATAATGACTTTTCTGAAACGCGTGTCAATTCCATCTTCTCAAAAGTAAACATATGCCACAAAAGTTTAATTGATTTGTAATGATCAACGTTTAATACAGTCTCAGACAAAGAACATTCATACGCTAACCACTCGGATAATCCAAGCATAAATCGTCTATAAGACTCGAGGCCCTTTTCCTGAAGCAATTCTACAATTGCAGAATGCGGCATGTCACGAACGCCCTGTATAAACTGGGTGTAAATGTATAATGGATGTATTGATTCGTACTCATTTTCAATATGATTGTTTTTACTTTTTTTTCTAGCATTGTCTGTAATGTTCATGTCGAAGAATATAGTTTATTTCGAGATTATAAACGAAAAAGACAAAAGTAAATTATAGTGATGAAATATTTGTATTGTTACTTATATTTATCAGCGTACAAGTGCATTATTTTAAGTAAAATAATAATAATAATAATAATAATAATGATGATGATGACAAGAACAAATATTTTTTTTTATCAAAAAAAAAATTTAAGAGGTTTTATGACGTACAAATGACCCCGTTGGTCTTTTTTTCAAGACGCACATACTGCCACAAGACGGAATCGGACAAACACAAGGATCCATTGTTGTCTTTGTAAAACCGAAACCACAATCAAAACATTCTACTACAAAACGAGCTTCCTGATTTTGCAATTGAATAGATCTCTCGGTAGTTAACTTATTACTCGAATTTCCGTTTTTGTGATCTAACTGATTCTGTTGAGGTTGAGGCGGTTGAGGCTGTTGTTGTTTTGTTTTTTGATACGACATATTTGATTGTTTTTTTTTTAAATATATGCTTTGATGATGAGAGGATGATAGGAAACACGGCCAAAATTATTGTGTTTTATTTTCAATTAAAAATGTCTGCAAATCACTGATAATTATTTCTGGACTGCGACGCTGTTTTGAAAAAATTCTGACATGGCCATCTTTTCTCCAAAAAGTAAAAGTCGGAAAATATTGCACACAAAGTGGACTTTCAGGGTCACAAAGTTTTGAACCCACAGGACCTTCATTTATAAAATCAAAGTTTTCGGATAGAGCTGTGCTTCCTTCAATGAATAAAACAGGTATATTGTATACAAGTTTTAAGTATATACACAAAGCATTATATGTAGAAACACATGCATGACATGCTCCGCAATAATAAGCCATTGTACAAGTCATAACTACAGGATAATCTGCCTTTCCGTCTAACATATCTTGAACGACTTGATTAACGGCAACTTTTTTTATATTTGTGTCAATATTCCGATCTATATCTGCGTGTTTAGTTGAAACTGCTGCGTCTTTAAATATTAAACTATCAAAAGGTTCTCCAGACATGATTGATTTAAATAGTTAGTTAAGTTTTTTTTTTTAAAAAAATGTAGACGTGAATAGATGGAATTTGTCTTTTGTTTTTTTCAAAAACACATATTACAATATAAAAACGTTTATGATTTTGGAATATCTAATTTTATCAAATCAATTCAAAACAAATATTTGAACATAGACAGCCAAGTATTAAAAGGATTAAAAATACGACTTGTATGTATACATTTTTTTGTTGATAATGGGGATTCAAGTGGATTAAATCTGGGAACTGATTGATCAACGTGATAACATTGATATTCTTTTGCAATAGACCAAAAATATTGTATAATTTCAGAAACTGGCAAATCTGACATATATCCTGTACTACCTCCGGGAGTATAAATGTATGAATGCATGAAGCAAATTTTTTGTTTTCCAAAGTCTAACCCAAAAAAACCAATAGGAACATTTGCTTGTTTTGCAATGTGATAAAAACCAGTTTTCCATGCATTGTTTTTATCGCGTAAAAATCTAGAACCTTCTGGCATAATCGCAAACGATTTGTCTGTATTGTTGATCAAATAGTTGGACATCTGATCAACAAAGCCCTTTTGATTTGATGATGACGATGATGACGATGGTTTGTTTTTGTAAAGTGGAATAAATCCTAAATACAAAATGATATTCCCAAGCAAGGGTATCTTGGTCCATTCTTCATTAATTGCATATACACAATTCAACTTTAAACGCCACGATACCAGTACGCCAATAAATGCATCCCAGGCACTTGTGTGTAAAGTAATCCAAACCATACTTCTTGTTTTTTTGGAAGAAAAATATTCTTCTATACGATCTTCTGTACCTTGTACTAGTGTCCATCCTATAAAATAAAGAATTATTTTTGAGATAATTTGCTGCACATTTATTTTGGATAATTTAATCATTTTGTTTGTTAGAGTCAACAGAAAAGATGATATTGAATAAGATGAGTTATATGTGTGAATGTGTGAATGTTGTGTATGTCTGTAATATGTTCATGTCAGTAAATATGTAAATATTCAACAAGAAAAATTAATTAATTAATTAATAAAGAAAGAAAGAAATTATTATTGTTGATGTTGATATTATTGTGTCATCTCTGAACAATATTGTTTTTTTTTCTTTTTCTTTTTTTTTCTTTTTTTCTTTGCACTTGTCATCAAATATATATATAATTATAATTACATTACTATTTTAGATATACATATGCATTTTGTTGAGCACATTTTAAATACACAATATACATTTCTGCACCCACTTTTTTTTGAAAAACAAAACACAGAGAACATCTTTTTTGATAGAGCATCGCAAAAAATGACTAGTGAAGTTGAAAGTGTGTTGATGCAAAAAGAAGAAAACGAGATAATTCATAAAAATGAGAATGAAATGACGGATGAAGGAGTTGATTTATTATTAGGACAATCTGGAAATATATATAGTAGAGCAGTGGGTGTATCAGAACAATCTTCTGGTTTTATGGATGCCGGACCAATGTCTATGCTTAAAGCAATGGCAACTGATGGAGGGGTAGTTGCCGAAATGGCTAAAAAATGGAATAGTAACATAAACACTGATAAATTTTCTATATTGGCTGATTCAGTGCCCAAAAATATTATAGAATTCATGAGCCCTATGGCAAAACCATTGGCTCTTAATTCTATGATAGGTTTTTTTTTATGTTTAACTTACTTTGATTTGATAAGAGAAGATGGATTGCGTTCGGATGGATTTATTCATTTTTGGGTTTCATTATTACTCGTATTTTATTGGTTTTGGGGATTTTGTTATGGAAGATTGGCTGCCTGGAAGATAATACGCGTTATAAAATGGTGGATAAACCATCAATGTGTTATGTTTATGAAATCCCTGTTAATTTGTATCAGACGTAAATCGTTCAAACCTTTACAAGCTTGGTGGGTAGATTGGGTGTCTCCTATCATATCACAGGCATTTAGTGAATTGAAACAAAGTTATGAACAATCAAGCCTACATGTAATTGATGATGAGATTAGCAAAAGTAAAGACAAAAAAGAAGAAGAAGAAGAAAAAGAAAAAGAACAAAAGACAAGAGTTCGCAAATCAAGACATGTTCAAATAATCGACACAAAGAATAAAAACAGCAACCATAAATTATGTATGCCACCGCCTCCAAAAAAATATGAAATGAGACATTACGATGAAGAATTAGATGGTTATACATTTCACAACACAGACGGTAAAAATCTTACTTTAATAAACATGCCATCTCAAGCTATTTGGACGTGGTCAATTATGTATGAAATGGTTAATTATTTTTTTATATATCCCGTAATGGGTGCGATGCACCAATTAGGATTATCGATATTTTTATGCTCCATTTGGTGGTTGGCGCTAACATTCTCAAGTCATAATGAAAAAGTACTGTATTTGTATCACAAGTGCAAAACCATTACCATGTTTTTTTACGCAATGTATTTGAGTTTTGGCCAAGGATTAGGAATTAGTCCTGTGATTGCTGCGATAATTTTACATATAGCTGTATATTATTGGCATTTCAGTCAATTGACTACTTCAGTTGTGACATTTTCACAATTCATTTCTTGGTTTTGCAAGTTGCCTAATCATTTCAAAGATACGGTTTTATGTGATTTTGACGCAACTCCCTATATAGCAACAACCAAGGAAGAAAATTTTTCAATTATGAAATTATGTCAAGATGATAACGAACATGTATTATTACAACCAAAAAAATTTTTACCGTGCGTTGTATTTGTTTCAATGACTCTTTTGACACAAGCATTTTTATTTGGGTTCTTTGAATTGGCTATCCTTGATGTTACTCTTTTGATCATAACTGGATTGACCATGGCAAAACACGGTCTTATTATTACTTCACAAAAAGATATTTTATATTCGACTTGTATAATTCAAGTCATTTACGTAATATTTTATTACTGCTTCATCAAAGGATCCAGTGGATTCGTTATTGGATCAATTTTATCCTTATGCAGGCTTATAAATATTATTGCAATTTATATCAAACCTATCGCCGCACATATAAATAGAAAAATAAACATGTGTAAAGATAAAAATAGTACTTCAGACGAATCAAGTGAAGATGTCAAATCTTTTTGGAATAGAATTACAGATCAAATATTTTCTTGGTGGTTAGAAGCTGAAACTTCTTCTATAAACGAAGAAACTAAAAAATTGATTTAAAATTAAATTAAAATTAAAAAAAAATATATACTTGTTATAATTTGTTATTTGTAGACCTTGTATGAAATAAAAAAACGACTCCATTACATTTATTCACTTGCGTACCTTTTTTTTTGACTTTTGTGTAAAAGAGATTTTTTTGATTTTCAATAAAACATAATTATAATACAAACACCAGCATGTCCATTCTGAATAAATTATTTGGAGTCGTGACTCCTTCATTTTCATCCTTGTCACAGAACGCTAGTGCTGTAACTAGAATGAATGTATCAACTGATAAATTACGTAAAAAGTTATTTTATCTCTTGAAGAAAACAACAGATATATCTTTATGGAATGCCATAGCAAATACGGATAACAAATCTCAAGAATGCTCAACGTTTGATGGTTCAGCAGTACGAATTAAAATCTTGACTCAAATTGATATCGGAAATGAAGAAAGTCTTCGTTCGTGTTTGAAATTCATTCACGAAGCATTAAAATATCAAGATCATAGCAACGTACAACTTGGTTCAACTAAGTATTCACATCGCATGCCTCACAAGTTGAGTACTGATGGATGGAAGTTGTTTGAAGTAAGTGAAGAAAATTCACGTTTGATTGATAGAATGGGATCTGTAATTCCAGGATTTTATATGCTTCATCCTTTATATGACACAAAACAGCCTTTATCACTTTTGAAACTCTTCCACAATCCAGACAATTTGGAGACAAGGCCAATTCTTTTATTCAAATATAATTCAGGAGATGTAAAGAGTATAGAAAGTGCACATGGGTCTAATTCTGTACTTTTAAAAGTAAACAATGAGCAAGTTCAAAAGTTGCATGAATATGCACAGCAACAAAAGCAAACATTAAATGAGGAATTAAATAGAAATGGTAGGGAACAATCGGATAAACTTGTAAACTTGAGCCGACAGAATGTTGAATCTCTGGACGAAATTCTTAAACGAGGAATAGATCGAAACAGTGATCAATTTAAAACTTATTACACAAAGAAAGAAGAAGAGATAACACATCATGAAATACAGTTTACAAAACAGAAACAAGAAAAATTGTTAACTGTACGTCCAATTGCAAATGTTACATTTGAGAATTTGAATGTTGTACATTCTCTTCCGCTTCCAATGAGCCCGACTATACATGCAATTACCATAACTTCAATCAACCAATATCGTCCTAGCTTTCGGTTCCAGTCGTCACCATCGACATTAGTATCGTCTTTATCATTGTCTAACCCTTCTTTCGCTAAAAAAGAAGAATCTACATTTGGATCCAAAGATTTTCAAACAAACACAAATTCTTCAGTTCCAGCATCAGTAATATCTCAAACAAATCCAGATTTGTTTAGAAGAACGACATTACCAAGCAGAGAATTACCAGAGTACAATCCTCCAACAAGCGGCTTTAGGGTCTAATTTTTTCCCTGCTTCTCAGAACATGAGTAAAAAAAAAATGTAATTATATTATCATATTAAATTTATATTACAATATTTTGATTTTGTTGTTTTTGTTTTTTCGTCTCCATAGTACATGTTTGAAATCGTAAATCGTAAATTCACATAAATTATAACATCTTTTAAATAAAAAAAAAACAACAACGCATTAAACCAATTGACATAATGAATAATTGTTTTCGATCTCTTGTTAATGCAAATGTATTGCAACAAATGCAACCTGTAGAGGCAATTGCAAATCCTTTTACTGTAAATCAAAACCCAGATTCTATTCTTCCTATTCCATATACTAACATTAATTCTTCTCCTTCTAACATGTCTTCGTCATCGATTCCTTCAAGTTCAATGCCATTGAACCAAATCAATAATAATAATAATAATACCAGTAAAAAAGTCTTGATTACATCAAACAAATCACGTCGTATTTTGAATCAAAATAGTCAACTACAAATTCCTGTAGTGCCTATGCCATCTGCTGAACAAGATAATAATAATGGTACAAAATCGAAAGTTGTGAAATCTAAAATATTGAGATTAGCAAATCAATCATTTTCAAAAAGCATGGTTTTTGATGAAAATGACATGGCAACAATCAAAGGTTCCAATGTGAAAAGTATTGATACAATTCTTAATAACAACCATGTATATAGCGTGCCTGATGATGATAACAAAAAAAAAGAGGATGATATTCATGCTTTTCTTATACAAGAAACATCTGCATCTACATCGACGACAACAACAAAGGATGATGTTATTGTTACAGACGAACAAAAAATTAGAAAACATAATAACCCTATAATCAATGAGGACGACGCAAAGATGAAAAATGAAAACGAAACATTTCAAAAACAAGTGCTTGATAAAATCAAAATAATCAATCAAACTATATTGAACTTGACCAAAGATTCGACAAATGTATCCAAGCATATAGAAGAAGATGTTAAATATTTGCAAATACAATTGAATAGCATACAAAGTTCCATTTCTTCCAGGCTTGATGTGATCGAGGCTTCACAAAAACTTTCTGAACAAATATCTTCCGGTTCAAGACGTATATTGGACTTGTCTGTTTCCAAAATGCAAGAAAAAATAGACAATTTGTCAGAATCCAAACAAAATATAGACATTTTATCAGAGAAGCTGGATAAACATCAAAGTTTAATTGATGGGCTTGCAGTTAAAGTCAATAGCAATACAACATCATCTGTATCGCGCATAGACCTAAACAGAGTCAATGAAAAAATAGAATCTTGTATTTCTGCACAAAGGGAAAACAAATTAATTCTTGCTGAAAATAAAAGCACTGTTTGGACAATGTCATATTCTCCCCACGCCCCTACAGATCATGTTCAAAATTTGACACAATGCGCCATAGAAACATTTGATTTTTATTGTTCAATCAAAGGGAAATGTTTGGACCAGTCTGGGGTAGATCCGTGGAAGCTTGATATGATTCATTACTCAACTATTATGTTGCGTGACTCGGTTATTTATATCCAAATCAATGGTTCTGGTGCATTTGTAAAAGCAAATAAAATTACACTGGAGAAATCAAAACAACTAGAAGTCAGTTTCTTGATTTCTGCAATTGATCGAAATGAAGGATGTCCCATTGTCATAAATGTTGATAATTCCAAAGATGTTATAGTAACGTGGGATATTGTTATGACCAAGAGAATCTAAGATGTTATAATCTGTATTTTCAACCAATGGGTTAAAAAGACAACCTGAAATAAAGATGAATATTTCCGCATAAAGTAATATTAATAAAAATCTTTTCTCCTAAAATATTCGTCTTTGACGATTTTTTCTTTCTCACACTTTTTAAAAAAACCACATTTTCCACGCATCACACATCCATCCAATTTGTCAACTTTTGAGAACAAATTGCTTTATTCGTTGCAACCGCGCAACCCTGACTCATACAGGACCCACACGCACACACGCACAACTCCGATTCACCACGCACCGCTAGTAGAGATCCTCTCTCTTTCTCTATCTTTCTCTCGCTCACTCACTCACATCATCTGCACCGAATCGCATAACACCGACTTCATTTCAACATGGCACACATGCAAGAACATGGACGTTTGATATTATTACCCCTAACCGTACATCTGGATACGGATAGCGACATAGACGTGGCAAACAAGCTTGTGAGTTTTTACGAAAACTGCAGGCCAATTTACGAACTTGCTCAAGACTATCTTTTCAATATGCAGACATTTTTTCAACGCAGATCTCGTGAAGTAAAGTTGATTAACTTCACGATACCGTCTTCTTATTCCGACACCGTGAATGATGACTGGGTGGAGCAAATTCTTCTGATCGAAGCAAAATCCCAAGTTTTGTCGGAATGGACCATGTCCCTTTCTGCACCTCTGAAGTACCTTCGACTCGTGTACAGACTTATCGACAATAAACCTACCAATAGCACTTCTTCTGCAAGCATCTTTAATGATTTCGCAAATCATATAACTGAAGATCCCTCGAGTGTGCAAGAGGATCAAGTTGCTGCATACTTTACTGAATATATACAAACTATTCCAATCATCAATACTGTGTGCACAATTTACACAAGCGGTAACAATAACGAGTCGATTTGGGCTTTTGCCGCCATGATGAGGGATTTGGTTCTTCAGGTCAATTCTGGTCTTAAAGAGCTTTTCCAAAAACGTGAAATCGCTATCATGCGACAGACCTCTATAGATTTGTTGGAACAATTTAGAGAGGCTTGTGAAAAAAACATTCCCAGACCGTCATATTATCTTCCCCAAGCAGAAAAACGCTCTTTTATCATTTCCCCGTACAGCGGTCCACGCGAGTCCCCTTATGCTTACGGAATACCTGCGAAGAGGCAAGACGCAAAGCTCTTTTCTTTTTCGGGAGTGGAGCCTTCTCCTGCAGCGATCTACACGTCTTCTTTGAGTAAATCTTCCAATCAAGATGACTCTTTGGATTCATCTGATATCCAGTCGGATGGTGAAAATGCGGTTGAGGATCAAGAAATAAAAAGAAAACCAAAGCAAAGCAAAGCGTCCCGAAAAACAGAAGTTCGTCAAAATATTTTACTTGATGAAGAAGAAGAAGAAGATTTTGATAATGATAAGAAAATTTCTATAAAAAAGAGAAAGGCACCTGATTCAAAGAGGAAAACGCAAATTTCGAAAAAGAAACGCAAAAGTCGCGAGGAAGAATCTGAGTCGGAGGAAGAGGAAGAGTCCGAATCCGAGGAAGAGCCTGAAGAGGAAGAGGAAGAAAAAGCTGAAGAGGACCAAAACGACGATTTTGGTAGCAAGATTTCTACAATAAAGGAGGTCATACATGAAGAACCCGTCGTGAAGAATTGGGTTCCAACTGAAAAAGTATTTGCTTCCGCAATTAAAGACCTGTCTCGTCGTGTGCGGGCTGTCATGATTGATATCGTTATTCCTCGGCTTCAAAAAAAGAGCAAACAGACGGACGTGAACCTTTTGCTTACCAGCTTAGTAAAACGGTCCCTCCCGTCCAAAAAGGCGCAGATCATGAAGGAGCTCCTCCGTGCATACGATTTGGCAGATAACTACAAACTTTGGATTCAAGAACTTTCCGGGTTTTCAGATATTTCAGACCTAACTTCTCTGACTACCCTGGTTCGAGATTCTGTCAAAGCTGTGTGCGTTTACAACGATATTCCATGCACAGGAATCGCCAGCAAGGAATTTGATAGAATGAAGCTTGTATATGATAAATTTATTGCCGCTGTCGAACCTAGTATTACTTCGGGAAAGAAGGGTGTCACAATCAAAAGCATCGTTGACAAGATTCCCGATGAGGATGCTTCCAAGGCAGATTTTTTGGATTGCTATTATTCATTTGATAATCATGTCAAACTGCCAGGATCAAGGTCCGTTTTTGGTTCGGGTGCGACTACACAATCATCTCTTCGCAGTGCCATTTTTGGCATTTGCAAATAAAATTATTTTGCTTGTTCCAATCATTGTTTATTATTTTTTTAATTTGAATAAAATTTATATATAAATCATTACAATTTTCATAAATTAATTTTTACTCAAATCTTGTTTGTTGAAAAAATTCTTCCTTGTATTGTGATTTGAAAAAAAAAAGATTCAATCAATCAGAAAACTCACATATTTATTTAAACAAGTTTCTTTTCTTTGATTTTTTTTTCAGTCTATATATTTACCACAAAACAAATAAAAAATGTCTAACGTTAATAAATATGGACGAACTCCAGCTCAGCAGAAACAATGGGAGAAAGATATTACCAGACAAGTAGGTCTGTCAGAAGAACCAGAAGAAACAGTACAAAAGAAAAAGATAAACCCACAAATTTCGAAAATTAATGCACAAATTGCAGCACTTAAGAATATTCAAATTCAACCTTCGTCTGTTGTTAGGAAACCCAAAGAACCAGAATTTGATAAAGATGGAAAAAAGATAGTTCATGAAACGAGAAAACGTGATAAATATCCTACGGTCAAACTCAATCCGATGCGAGAATTCGTTCGTGATGTTATTAACGAATTGACAGATCCAGGTAGTAAAGCTTCAAATGAACCCCCAGCCCCTCTCTTTTATAAATTTAAAGATGCGATGTCTGTCATAAAATTGCAAAGAGCTAATGTTCTTGCCAAAAGTGAATATGCGAAAGAGCACAAAATAAGTTCTGCTCAAGCAGAACAAGATATGGAGCGTCTTGGTATTTTTGACAAAAAAGTTAAGGAACAACTTATCAGAATGTCCGACAAACGATTTGGCAACTTTATAAGATTTGATCACAAAGCAATAACACTTTTGATTCGATGTGTCAATCGAGAGATTAGATACATTGGAAAGATAGCATTGGATGCACTGCATGGAATTCAGAAAACTCGACTTGGGAAACCTCGAATCAAGAAGGGTAAGAAGGGTGAGGATGAGGTACCTTTGACAAGTATATATTATAGAAAAACTTTAAAGCCTCAAGATATTAATTTAGCTATTTCTATGTCTAAAAGTATGAACAAACATGCACGAGGTGCATTTGTGTTATCAGTAAGAAAGCCAAGAAAGGTTCTCAAAAAGGATCAAATGGACAAACAGGTGGCAAGAATGCAAGCTGGAAAAAAGTCCGCTGCCCAAGACCATAGTGGAGGAGAAAGTGAGAGCGAAGAGGATTAAAACACCGTTCCAATACTACATACGTACATACAAAGTAACATAATAGAGTAATATTTTTATATTTTGTATAATTAGAGTTTTATTAGCATTATTACATGATACCCAATTGTCTTTTATTTACAAATTCGTTTAGTTCTAGATAAAACCCCACTTTTGATTTATATTTGGAGTTTTCCGCAAACGCAGACAACAAAGGTAATGAATTTGAATTTGAATTTGAATTTGTTGTTGTTGTTGTTGTTGTTGCTGAAGATGATGATTTAATTTTTGATATATTTTTGTTCTTTTGACAAGTATCAAATAAAGTATTTCTTTTCTCTACCATGTCAACATTTTCTCCTTTTGGATTTGCAAAAATACACATTCTTGGAACAGAAGGATCTTCTTCATTTTTTTTATCTAAAATGGTATTTAAATCAGATATAGATATCAAAATAGATGGATTATTTTCTTCTTTTATACAATTTATATCAATATCAATATTCTCATGAACATGCAATGGACTAGCCATTGGTAATTTTAATGCTAGCATACTTGGACCATATGTAGCTTTTCTTCCTTTGATTTTTTCACACGCAGTATTTACTGCCTTGGTGAATGAACTAAAAATTTTTCCCTTGATACAATCTAATTTATCTGAACTACTTTTAATTAATTCAATAAAAAAACATGACTTATTTCTTGTATTTGATCGAGGAGGGCAGTCTTTTAAATCATCCGCCCAGTGAAGACAAAATGTCATTTTAACCTTTTGATAAGTACAATACAGATTGCATGGCAATTGTATTGGAAGACATTTAATACAAGGCTCTGGTTTTTTCTTCTTACGGGGCACAACAACCATTTTTATTGGAGATGTAATGTTTTCGTAATCTGCATCTTCTGATTCAAATTTTTCTTCTTTATTATCAACGATATCGTCGTGAACTATATCTTGTATAATTGATTCAATAATGTTGTTTGATTTATGTTCGGATTGCAACAAATATACTTCTTCTGCTTCTGTTCCTTCCTTGCACATTATATTATTATTATTATTATTATTCAATTCATTCAATTTTGTTTTCTCTGTTTTTTGTTTGATTTGTTTTTTCTTTTTTAGATGAGATCCTTTTTTGGATTTGATCTTTTCATTTTCATCCTTTTTATTGTCTATCTGTGTTTGAGAGTTGGGAGAACACTGATTTATAATTTCATTGGACATAATTAATAGCTTATCAATTGATCTTAAATTTTTAGATAATTTATGTTTACACAGCATTAAATAGTCAACATATTCGGAATAAGCTGAAACCATTTTTTTTTTGGAAACAAAATGCGGATAATGGTTTTGTAAATGTTTCGTATTAATATTAATGCCTTCTGTACATTGAACAGATGGAAGAGAAGAAGAAGAAGAAGTTATATTCAAATTTGACGACAAACATGTTATTTCTTCTCCAGAAACCGTATTGATACGCTTTTCACTATTGTCATTTGAATTGTTGTCTACATCAACATGGACACTTTTGTTAGATGTATGATTTTTATTGAGTGAATTGTTTTTATTGCCATCATCATCATCATCATTATCATCTTCTTCTTCTTCTTCTTTTGCTTCTGATTCCACCATAAAAGAAGCAATCGATTTTGATTTTGATTCAAAGTAGAAATCATTTATATCATTCATCTTTTTTTTATCATTCATTAAACGCAAAGGATATTTTTCTGACTGGTGTGACAAGTAACCACGTCTTATTTCCCATGTTTGATTAAAATTTAAACTATTCACGAATGAAGTATCTCCATACAAAGCATCTGGATATTTAACGTGCCAACAGTTTTGTTTGGTAACATCCATTTTTTTTTTATAATGTATACACAGGCGCTTTGGCCAATGTTCAATGCTAGTTTAGTTTGTTATTTCGAAAACAAAATAAAATAAAAATAAATGCAAAAAGAGAATAAAAAAAATGAGTAATAAAAAGAACAAGTCTGTCTGTTTTATTATCATAACTCTAAATTGCACGCACAAACTTATATATTTCGAGAATTTTCGTTTAATTTTCATACTATCATCTTATTAGATCATCCATTATTTAAAAGAAATTGTATTGTATTATAAAAATTAAAAAAAAAACGTACAAAATACAACATATATACTTTATATATAATGACATCCACAACGACAACAACGACAGAACCAGCGACATCAACATCAACAATTAAAACACTACAGGGATGTACCAAAAAGTGTAGAGGAAGAGCGACTTGGATATATTTACATACAACAGGTGCTTCTTATCCGGAAAGTCCAACACCAGATGATATTAAACAAGAATTAGAAAAATTAAATTGTGCCATACGCAGCCTTAGATGTGATACATGTTACGAACATGCTATTTCTTATATTCAAAGATATACACCAGATTTAAGTTGTAACGCAAAATGGAATAGATGGATGTTTGATTTTCATTGCGACGTGAACAAGCGGATTGGTTATCCAAATACATTTACATGGGATGATTATGTATCTAAATATACTTGTAAGACATCTCCTTTACAATGCGAATTCTCAAATGACAAGGTCGCAATTTCAAGGGAGGCGCTTGATGTATATGTGTTAATGTTTGTTATATTTATTGTCATTTGGTTATTATTTGTACATAATAAATAAATAAATAAATAAATATAAATAAATAATTAATTAATTCCTTCTCCATGATATTTTATTACATTCCCTTCTTAAACATCTTGCAAATGTGGTTGGACCTTCATCTGGAGATCGAATTTGAATAGCTTCGCTTTCCACCATATCTGCTTTTTTGCAATTTGGACAAGTTAAATATCCGCCTCGCGCAAGACCTGTTTTCGATGTAAATGTTTGTTGTTTTAAATAATCTAATTTCTCTTGTGATTTCAAATCTATTGTAGTATCTAAATTTGGATCCACTCCGTTAGAAAGGGACAAAGAAATGTTTGGATTCTCTAAATCCCAAAAGAGTAAGAGCTTTTTGTCTTTAGGAGGCACCATGATATTTAATAACTTGAACTGACGATATTTTTTGAACATTTCTACCAAATTATCAAATAAAATACCACTTTTCCAAAGTTCTACGGCTCTATCACTTTGCAGATAACATTTGAAATCTAATATTACATTTTGATAGGATACGAGCGGAGAAGTTGAAACATGATTGAAAATCATTTCTTCAAATTCTTCAGCCACATTTGAAGGGGCATTTGTTAATGATAAATATTTACAAAGAATATTTTTACCTGCATGACGACGATCCTTTTCAATTTTGTCTTCATCTGCTTTTTTTTTCTTGCTTGCTCGAGTGGCTCTCATTTTACGAATCTTGATAATTTTTCCAGTAACGTCTGCCTCTTCCATAACCTTGATTCTATCAGCAGCCTCTTCTTCATCCCAGTCAACATCAACTTCAGAAGTATGAGAATTCATACTCAAGTTTTCTGTTTCGTTTTTACTTTTCTTCTTTTTTTTCTCTTTGGTCGTATTACCACTTTTTGATTTATTTATTTGTTTTGTTTCGACAACACTTTCAAATTCATATTCGCTGTCAAAACAATCAATAGAGCTTTTTTCTTTTACAGTTTTGTTTTTCTTTTGCTTGCTTTTACGAATAGGTTTAGATTCAGATTGTGTTATAGAAACAAATTGTTCATCATCGTCATTTTGTTGATCATTTGTATTCTCACCATGTGTTGTTTTTTTTGTTCCACTATCTTTCAACTCTGATTCGGTGACTTTCTTTTTAAATTTTGTTTTTTTACTTTTGCTTTTCTTGATGCAGGCGAAAGCCTCTTCGTCATCGCTATCAAACACATTTTTCTTTCTTTTTAGATTTTTGTCTACAGTTTTAGATTTTATTGTTGTCCTGTCTGCATTATTATCATTATTATTATTATTATTATCACTTTCTGCCTCCGATACAATGTTTTCATTTGAATTTACACGTTCTTGTGACAAAATTGAATTGGGAGAAGAAGTTGTTGTAGTCGTAGTAACAACACTGTCAGATACAATTGTTTTTGTTATTGTTGATAACTCAGACTCAGATGCGGACACAATAATAATATTATTTTTGGTATTACAAGTCTTTTGTTTCTTTTGTTGTGATTGCGACTGTTGGTCTTTAGTTTTGCTTTTTTTTCGCTTCATGTTTTGTTGTTGTAAAGCGAATTGAATTGTTGTTGATCTCTCTTTGATATTAGACATAAACATTTTTACAGAGGATGTGTATGTATGTATGTATGCTTTTTTAACAAAAAAAAATAGGTTAGGTTAAACAAGAATAATAATGATGTCCTCAAAAGTAATATGAAAATCTGACAGAATTTTCAAATCTAAACAAATCATAATACAAATTTAATTACAACTTCCAACGGAATACATTACTGGCGCAGGTTTTTTTTATTTTTTTTATTTTATTTTCTGTTTCAATTGATTTGTACTGAAACAGGAGTAATATAAAACAAACAAGCAAAAATAAAAAAGGAGGATAACACACAAATATGGCCTATCAACAATCTTCTCAAACCATTGTAGCCCAATGGGCACTATCTGAAAAATGTTGGTCTCGTCAAAAAGAGCCCGGTCTTAAACCATCTCATGTTGATCTTGGTGGTGGAGTTTTTAATACGACAATGGATCAACAACCAATGATGCATAAAAAAATTATCGAATCATATTTGAGTGGTTCAGCGGCATGTCTTTCTGAAATAGCGACTCCTTATATGAATTGGTACGCAGATTTGGATATGAACGATTTCAAAAAACCAGATCTAAACTATATACAATCAATAGGCAGAGATGTCGCTTCGTCAACAAAGGAATTTTTGTTTCCTGACGACAAATTCCAAGTTGTAATGTACGTTACAGAAGCTGAATCTATTCCGTGCCCAAATGGCCAAACAATGTATAAATTTGGAATTCATCCAGTTGTTAGGGGTGTGCCTATTGTCTTTTGGCAAGCACTTTATATGGATGAGATGTTTACTGTAACATTGGAAAGTAATCCATTGATGCAAAATCGACTTCCTCCACTGAAAGAAGTTCGTCATATGATTGATTTGGCAGTTCACAATACAGCTGAAGATTGTCATTTGCGAATGCCATTATGTTTCAAAGCATCCGATTGTAAAACATGCAAACAGAATAAAAACAAGAAAAAAAATAATAATAGCAGCAATAATAATAATAACTCTATACAATACAATTATTGTTCAGAAGACAAGTGTATAAACGGTAAAATTTATGACAATCGTGTTTATCGGGGTATGCTTGTTTTGGATCAAGATGGAAATATACTTGATAATGAAACTCGACTTCTTACTAATGATATGAAATATGAATTAAATATGGCATCTATACGAACATCGGAAGAAGAACATCACGACTCCTGGCATTTACCTGAGCATGCACCAGCACCACGTCGCCTTAAAGATCCAGAAACTGATACGTGGAAATCTATGGATGAAGACAATATGCAATTTTATAGAAATCACCTTGATTCAACACTTATTCGCAAACTCGGTCATTTCAAAAATAACCAAATCGATCCAAATAATCCGCGTAGTAAACGTTTTATTGAATTTATTAGAACTGGCACCTCTAATCCATTTGCAGAGATAAAAATATCTAAAATCCTGCAGATTGTCAAAAAGAATGGAGATTTGATATTTTATTTTACCACAAGTGGAAAAGGTTGTCATTATTGCTACAACAAGATGGAAGTAAATGGTTCTAGAAATCATGGCTCGTCTCGTAATTATCTTGAATTACGCAAGGAAGGACTATTTATAAGATGTTGGTCGTCTACTCCAAACTTTGGAAATGATCAAGGACGTGAAACTGATAGTGTATGCAGAAAATTTTCATTGTCTATCAACATACCTGAAGATATTCATCTTGAATGGATTCCTGTTTCTGATAATGGTATTTTTAGTGAAAACGTTGGTCCTTCCTCATCAAATATGGAAACACGCAAACAATTAAAGTCGGGTCAAAAAAGTTCCGTTATTAATAATAATAATAATAATAATAATAACGATACTACTATTAGTACTTGTCATAGTAATAAAAAAGTTAATGACAATTATAATCCTTCTGTAAGCAAATTTGATATGCTAAATAATAAAGGGCTTGTATTATCTGATATGACAGAATTAAAAATTAAGTTTAACAATTTGACATCAAATGTACAAACTGAACATATTTTGCCTTCTTTATACGATCTCAATCTTATACCCATGTCTGAAGAATGGATGGTTGTTCAAAACAAATATACAAAATCTGATAAAATATGTGATGATTCTAAACCAAAGTCATTAACGTCCACATCATCATCATCATCATCATCATCACTATTACCTCAATCGTCATCATCGCCATCATCACCTCCCTCTTCTGGTTATCTTACCACGTCATCCAATGATAATAATTTGCCCATATGGAAGTATAATTTAGATCCTCCATCAGAAATTGATGAATATAAATCAAGTATTTGTGTTCATCCCCAACAGAGCAAACCCATGTTAAATGATATTGTAAAAAATTTTAGGGCTTGGCGAATCCGTACAGCGTCCAACTACGAAGAAAAAGCTCTACTTAAACAAGAATATGAAGAGTATAGCCGTATGTTTTTAGAAAGAAATCAATTGATTACACAGAAAGATCATAAAGAGAATGAAAACCATGATGAATTTAGCAAAAGAATAAAAATTACAAATCAAACTACTATGCAAGATTGTCTATATGTGCAAAAGCATGGTAATAAAGGAAGAAACGGGGACTCGTATGGCAATATTAACACACAAATGTCAGGAAATAGCACAGAAAACGAACATTTAATTCGTCGCCCTTCCGGTATGAATAATAATGTTATGCAATATCAAAGTCACGAATTTAGTATTTTTGCAGATACGGTCCAGGATGTCATTCAAAAACATCTGTGGAATAAAAAGATTGCTGCTTCGTCTAAAAAAAGAAAAGGGGCTTCAAACGACCAAGGATCTTCCTTTCCACCAGTTATCATGAGATTGCTTGCTGAACAATCAGACAAACAAAATGCAAATGCTTAATCATCCTTGCTGTTTCTTAAAAAAAAAATCTTTTTTGTCTGTTGATGTCTTTGAGAAAAAAAAGATACAATCTTATATTATTTGCCTTTCTAATTTTTTGAATCATTAAAATTTGAAATTCATTTTATCTTAAAAAAAAAAAAGGATATACTCAACTTTTCTTATTTTTTTTAAATCAAATCAAATCAACAATGTCTGACTCACAGGCCACTGCAGTAACACAAAATGAATTTGAAGCAAGAGAATCCCTTATGAATGCAATGTTAGAGATAATTCGTTTACGTACAATACTTGCATCAAACTGGAAATGGTGGGCTGATCTTTCTGTTCAACCAACAGCTTTTGAAAATGGCAATTTGAACAAAATATATAGACGATTTGTGAACAGTGCAAATAAACCAAACGCTATTCCTACAACTCCCGCTACATGGGAACAATATATTAGTGGAGTGAACCCTCCTGCAGAAGCAGATAGATCTAAATTTCCTGAACTTATTTGGATTGAGCAAGCATACAATTCAGTAAAAGTATTGTTGCAAAAAACCACTAGATGTTATGGAGAGACTGGATGCTTGATGTCCACTATTCGTATTCCTAATATGCAAGACGACATTTTATCGATGGAAGGACTGGTACGTAAGCCAAAAGATTCCAGTCATCCATATGACTATGCAGAGTTATCTAAAGATAATATTGGCTCATTTGAACAAGTTTGGGAAAGTCATATTACATTCGCTAAAAAGACTCCCGTTGCTCATCAGTATACACAAGTTCAAAAGGCTGCTATGGAATCCATGGAATTGGCACTTTCTGCGAACCCTACATTAACCACAAATAATAAATATTATGAAACTCTTGCCGCTGGTGCAGCAAACCGTGCACTTCCTGGATCTAGTAGTGGTAACGGCAATAGAGTTAACAAGGCCACATCATCATTCGATGCAGCTTCGCCCAATTCAGAAGATTTGAGATTCACATCTAGTGAGAAGGAACCAAAACCTTTAACTAGTGATGATGACAGTAGTTTATCTTCGGGAAAAAAGTTACTTATGTCTAGCGTTTCTAAATCAAAACAATACAGTATCCCATCCGACGTCGAGGCAAAAGAAAAAGCAACATCTATAACTACAAATGTACCATCTGTCGGTGCTCCGAGTATAAGAAAAGCTTACAGATCAGGCACTGAGGCGTCTAGTAAAGCTGTTGTTGAAAAAAAGAAAAGGGATACCTCAAAGGATAAAACTGTTACGAGAGGAGTTGTCAGAAAAATCTCCAACACAAGCCGGGTAGCTCTTGCTGCTTCTGAAGTAACAAAGACATCTTTCTGGAAATCGCTTGTTGATGTTTGTAGATGTCCGGCATCTTCAAAGGAAGATTTGGACAAAGACGTAGACACAGCAGCTTCTAAAAAAAAGAAGAAACTTTCTTCTATAACTGAAACTGAAACTGAGACAGAGGATGATGAGGAATGGGAAGAGGAAGAAAATTCGAGCGGTAGTTGTTGGTCGAAATGGCCATGTGCTTGCGAAGATGGGGAAATAATTGAAGAAGTTGAGGAATCTACCACAAGGAAATCTAAAAAAGCTACATCTTTATCAAACAAAAATAAACAAAAGAAAAATGCGAGACACTAAAAAACTATAACGATAATGATATAACGATAATCGGATACTGATTTGTGTAATAATGGATTACGTAAAATAGTATTTTTTCATTATTCTTTAAAAATGTTTTTCACTATATTTGTTTTGTTTTTTCGTTTATTAACATTATCTATACATATAACTGTTTATTCATACTATTGACACCTTGTAATTCACTTTTTTAAAAAAAAACTTATTTTTATTGTTTGTTGTATTTTATTTTATTTTATTTACAACAAACTTACAAGCAAAACAAAAACAAAACTGGTTATTGTTTCTTGTTTGTTTGTTTAAACAAATATGAACATTCCTTGTGAATCAGATAATGATTGTAACAAAAAGTTGATTATGCGAAAACCTACTAAACCTTTAAAGTCGGCATTTGACTTGAAAGATCCGACTTTATTGGTTTTAATAAATCCAGAAAAAGTTGATAAAAGTAAATTATTTGGACTACCTTTTACAAAGATGAAAGAGAAAGAAGCAGAGGAGGCGGCTGGTTCAAAAAAAGGCAAAGCCGGTGTCAAAAAAAAAAGTGCTGCTGCAGAAAATTTGTTTAATTTTGGTTTATTTGACGCATCACAGCAGCAGGAGAGATGCAAACGTGATGGATATTCTCCTAATCTTGTTAGTAACAATAACCCTTTTATTCATCATGACGATGACGATATTAATAATGAAAAGTCAGAAACTTTACAAGTAGCTGGAGATTCCAGTTCTTCCAATTCCAATAATATTGTGTCATTGAAGAAATCTATATCCAAACCGCTTAAAGAACAAATCAAAAAAACTTTATTATTACTACCATCAGAATCTTTACCAATAGAAGAAGAAAACAGAAAAGAAAAAGAACTGAATAAACCTTCAATATTGTTACCCTCATCACCATCATTAGTATTACCATTATCTCCACATCGATCTATCCCAAAAATTATATCGACGTCTGTAGACTCTATTATTATTATTCCGGATCTCGATATAAAAACAACAACGACAGCAACAACAACAACGACAGCAACAATAGATGATCTTCTTAAAGATTCGCCTGTTGTCTCTTCAACATATTGTCCTCCCTTTTCCAATTTCAATTCAAATTCAGACATATTGACAGACGATAAACGTAGGGATTATATAGATAACAAGGACATCGATTGTCATTTATCAAATACCAGTAATAGTAGTAGTACAATCAAAAAAAAGAAGAAGAAATCAAAACAGCAACACAAGCCATTGTGTTCATCCTCGTCATATGCTGATATTTTGTCTGTCAGTACATGTAGTATTAAATCATTGGAAGAAGATATGGCAGATTCGTCATTATCTATGATATTGCCATATCAACAACAACAAGAAGAACAACAACAACAAGAAGAACAACAACAACAACAAGAAGAACAACAACAACAACAAGAAGAACAACAACAACGACAACAACAACAACAATCAAATATTGAAACTCCTGTAAATCAAATGGAAGAAGGATCTATATTATCAGAAAAAATAACAAACGACGAAAAAGAAGTAGAAGCAAAAAATTTCAAAAGCCAAAAACAACAAAATGTGGCAAAAGAAGAGAAAGAAAAAGAAAACATTGAAAAAAATGATGAAGAACAAGAGTCATTTCAAAAAAATCAACATGCTATAATTGAGGAAAGTACCAGTGTTGAATCAGAAAAGTCTGAACCAAAAAATTATTCACAACCAAATGAAATAATTTTACAATTTGATGATTCAATTGCTGATCATATGGAAAATATTCGAGGAAATAATAATAATAATGTTGGTGTGTCAGAGGAAAAAAAAGACATTAATAATATTTTTGTTGTTGAAACTACAATGTCTGACGAAAACACTTTTCATTCCAATTTACCTGACAATAAAATTTATGAACCTAGTTTAAACAATCAATCCATTTCCAATTCAGTAAATTTCGACAAAGAAGAGAACTATTTGGACAATGATAATACCAGGATGCCTTTAGACGATATACAGTCGGAGAATAATGTCGCATATTCATCAAACCCTGCATATAATTACGAGAATTATAAAAATACCAGCTCAAGAGAGAGTGATTATTTGAAAGAGACAAGTGCAATAGCAGTAGTATCAAAAGAAAAAGAAGATGTTGAAGAAGATGTAAATTACGACAATGCACATAATAGTAATAATAATAATAATAGTAATAGTAATAATAGTTACAAACAACAACATACGAGAACTTTTGATGTCGATAATGATACTGAAATTAACAGTGATTATGACAATAATAAACAGATGACTTTTAGCGATAATAATATTCCAGTGATAAACCCTGAAGAATTTATGACCAAAAAGAATAAAAAGGAGGAAAAAAAAGATGACTGTTTATATTCACCTATGAAAACAGGGGCGCACAAAATTACTAATCACACTGATACTCGATTGGCATCGTCGTCTCCTTCAGACTCTGGATCTGCCACTCCGAATATTTATCACAATACCAATACAAATTCTAATCGTAATTCCCAACAATATCAAATTTCTACAGTTGAATACAATAGACATACAAAAAATGAAAATAATCGTGCTGGATATGTAAGTAATAATGATAATAATAGTAATAATAATAATAAAAGTCATCAACATGATCTAAATGACTCGTATGCAGCTAAAGAACGCATCAGAAATAAACTGTTAAGTATGAATAGAATGAAAGGACAATCAGTCCCATCGACTAATTGTCATACACCTCGCGCTCCTGTTTCTTCATCTTCTTCCTCTTCCTCTTCTGTTATATCTGCCACGGCTGTCGAGGCAGCCTTGGCTTTGATCGAAAAGGAAAAAAATGACCTTAAGCTGAGACAACAAGATATAAATCGTAAAGAAGAAGAAAGAGAAAAGGAAAAAAGAAACTTAAAAGAATGGGCAACAAATGCAAAAGAAACGATGAAAAAGCGAGAAGATGTATATACTTCTCAACTGAAACAGATGCAATCGTATATGCAGCAATCAAATTTGAAACACGTCGAAGACATGAAACGTATGCAAATGGAGTTTTCAAAGAGATTGGAAGAAGAACGACAAATAGCACTTAAAAATCAAATGTCTTTAATTAAAGAACAATCTGAGATATTGCGCGCACGTAACGAATCGAAAAATATAAAGAATTCTACCCGTATTGACGATGATGATGATGATGATGATGACAAGTGTGAAAAATTACAACCTTCTAATCAAACAACTTCACCAGATACCAAAGAAGATGAAGATCGCTATGCAAAGTCAGTAAAACAACAACAGAATGATAGTGGTAAAAAAGAAAGTGAGGATTCTACCAATGGACTTGGTAACAAAGAGAATGTCACTCCAGCAGAGAGTAGAACAGGTGCTGATGTCAAAGATGGTACTAAATTCTTTGATTCGAGGAAAAAACATGTACCGCCTGTATCTAAAGGAAAAGAAAGCCCTAACGATTCAACACTGAAAGATGATATAGATGTATATGAATATTATGGAGAATGTTGGCATGGAGAAAGATTTGATAAATTATTACACCATTACAAACGAGAGGGCATGACTAAATTAGAGTATGATGAAGCTATTCGTTCTAAAAATAAACAATCAATCTACAATAATACCAACAACATCAATCTTAACCCAAATATATATCAATCTAAGCCATTTGTAAGTCCTGAAGAACAAAGATGGCTCGAAGAAAAGGAATCTGCTCGTTTAGGAAGATGGAAAGAATTATGCAAATTAACAAAGTCACTCAAAGTGAGGCCATCGCACAATGTAGACCAATATTCTAGCGAATTAACTTTGTTATCAGAAATTAAAAAAATTAAAAAACTAGCCAATGCTCAAAAGAAGTTCAACAGATTGAAAGATGATATAGATTTTTCTGCATCTATCGGAGAACTCGTAATGACAAGTGATATAGGTAAATTCATAAATCCAGGTGGAATGATTGAATTTGACAACATTGCAGAAGAGCTTTCTGATGAAATAAAATCACATGAAACGGCACTGGTTGAAGAATATTTGGAACAAGAAGAGGAATATAAATCTTCGGCTCAATCCGATATTTATATGGCGTTGGGGAAAAGGTTTGTCAAGCATCAATTAAAAAGTATCAAGAAAAGAGCGAAAGAAAGTGTTACAAATGGAATTGATAAAAAAAGTCAAGATGAATTGAGTAAAATTAAAAAAGAACTTCAGGACTTGAAGGAAATAAATCGAAAGGCTAGTGAAGATCATATTAAACAAATCAATGATTTTAAATCATTTATGGAAAATCAAAAGAGTCAGTATCATTATAGACCAAGCACTTTACCCAATCAATCAATAATACCACTTCTCGATTCTTCTTCCAATCCAGGCGTTTTGACGCTTGCGCAATATGAGGCCTTATTGGCTGATAGTAGCACTAAACATCGTATGCCCGATGTACCCGCTGCTAATATCGGCGAACAGTCTACCTCGTCATCATCGTCATCGCAATCACCATTACCAACAACAGCATCAACAGTAACGTCATCTTCATCCTTGCTCGTGCCATTTTCTGCGGGGACGAAAATTCAACAACCTCTTAACATCGAGGAGCCGAACAAAGAAAATATAGATATTTGTTTGGATCAAAATTTTGGATCTGAAATGGATATATTGAATTTTCCCGAATCTACAACCACGCTTGGTGTTGAGGGTGGCGAGGGTGGAAATGGAGGTATTTTAGATATGGTATCTGGAGGTGGAATGGCTTCTATGATGAATACGATTGCCCCATTTTTAGGAATGATGGGTTAGTATATAAATAAAAATTACTTGTTACGTCCATTGTAATAGTTTTCATACAGATTATCATTATTCATACTATTTCTTTTTTTTTTGTTATTCATACGTTTTATTGTTGAATTTGAATTTTCATAATCTTGCAAGTTGTTTTTTTTCTTTTTGAAAAAAAAAATATTAGATGCATATTTCAATTTTTTAATCAATATATCACTACTCGTGTGTTGGTTGTCTCTTTACATATCGTATTATATACGTACGACCACCTCTTCCTACCTACCTACCTACCTACCTACCTACCTACTTACACACTTACACTTGCCCTACCTTATTTTCTTTTTCACAAAATCATGACAAGTCAATCTCCTTTTCCGAGCGTCACGCGTCGCAGCGCCCAAGCCATTATGCAAAATATCAAAAATATACGAAAGTTACGCTCTATTATTTCTAAAAACAAAGTCACAAAGAGCAAAGTTTCATCTAAAAGTGAAGAGAGCGAAACAGATGATGACTCCTTAGAATCCAAACAAAAAAATAAAATAAAAATAAAAAATAAAAAATATCAGCAAGGCAACGAAGGCGAAAGCGAGGATGAACAAGTCGACAAAGAGTCTTGCTCAGGAACGGACAGCGATAAAGAAGACGAGGAAAATGAAGATGATGACGACGACGCAATCAAAAAAAGCGACATTGACAGCAACGACGAGGATGTTGGAGAAGAAGAAGACGAACAAGAACAAGTAGACACAGACGAAGAAGACGAAAATGCTGCAAGCAAATCTCAAGATGACGAGTCATGCCACAGCCAATCGAGTGACGACGAATCTGTAGAAAATGGATCGGATATCGAAATTGATAGCTGCTGTGATAGCGACGACAGTTCTGATTCGGTATCAGAAGATGAATCACCTATTGTATGGGACCATGTTATTGAAGGTTCTTCGCCTCCTTCTGAAAAGCTTACATCCAAGACTAACAACAAACTAGATAAAAAGAATAGCACTGCAACCAAAGATTTCAAATTCAAAAATATAAAAAAAAACATTGACAGTGATGATAGTGAAAATAGCGAACAAGAAGAGGAAGAGGAAGAAGAAGATTTAACACTTGATTGTAGCAGTAGCAGTTCTTCTGACGAAGACGAGGACGAGGACGCCGACGCCGACGATGACGATGATGATGACATAGAAAAAAAATCTAACGATAAACAATCAGATGAAGAGACAAATGACGACAAAGATACTGAAAATAAGCGCAAGATAAAAAACAATAATAAGAATGAAAATTTTAAAAAAGTTACTGTGAGCAAAAAAAACCACACCAAGATCTTTCAATCCGATGATGATGACGACGACAAGGAAAATAAAAGTTATAATGACACAAAGAATAAAAAAAATGTCCAATCCACAAAAGTTTCTTTCGTAAAAAAAGATGAGAGAAATAATAATAACAATAATAATTCCAATGTCAAGAAGAACAAAAAACGTTCAGTATTCTCTTCATCCGATGAAGAGGATTCTTCCGCCGATGAACATGAAACAAAATTTGAAGGAGTGAATATGAAATCCAATTCCCAATCGCCACCATCTTCTTTTATCTTCTCTACAAAAGATGAAATAAAAGCAAGCAATGCAAAAGACACATATTTTATTTCTGCAAACTCACAAAGCGTGGACAATGATAGCGATATCAGTCCCCGTACATCGAATAAACGTAAACTCGTTGACATAAATGATGATTCGATATCTGGAGATGTAAATGACTCTTATGAGTTGAAAGATGTACAGCAACATGAAAATATGAATAACATTTCAACTGCGTCATCAGATTCTGATCAACCTTTGTGCAAAAAGCATAAATCATCAGAAAAAGATGACGACGATCAAGCTTAAATATATTTTTTTGTTTATCATTCTTGTTCCACTAACCTTATATAGTATTATGTTATCATTATAAATATTATTTCTGTTGTTTTAATATTATTTTTTTTTTATTGAGTTAAATTGAATTCACAGTCTATCTAACTATTTTAACTTATTAAAAAAAAAATAGTGACAGAGAAGTAAATTAGAAAACATAAAAAAACTGAAATAAAGATGGTTTCTCCAGCAAAGGATGAAAATATATATCCAGAAGCTTTACAAATATCGCCTCGAAGCAAAACTCCGACTCATACATTTGAAAATCTCCAATCCCGTTCGCAGAAACAGTTGTTAACAGAATCTAATGATATTACTACACATGCGAAAAGATCTGGAACAACGACAAGACGAAAGCATATGAATGAATTCAAAAATCCTTGCATAGAAGCAGGTTGGGAAATTTCTCTTGTGATTTTCATTACATTTATGGTGATGGTTTGTTTTTTTACATATTTTCATTATCGTATGCAAGTGTTGTCTCAAAATATTGCATACTTGGAAAAAGATGCAAGTACCAATTTTCAATGGAAAGATAATGAATTACAAGCTTTTATTGACAAAAGAGTTGATCGTCGTTTGTTAAAAAAAACTAGTGCTAGTAAATGCAATCGCAATCAATAAGAATTGTAAAAATAAAATAAAATAAAATTATTCATTGTTCTTTGCTATTATTTGTTACTGTTAGCTGTTATTATTATATTTATTTATTATTATTACTTGTATTATTATTATTGTTGTACTTTACTTTACTGTTGAATAAAAAAAAAAATAATAATTAAAAAGTCAACATTCAAAATGTCTGCTCATAATAAACAACAAATTCGTGGACCAACTGTTACTTTGCATAATGATAAATTAACTGATATCAATCAAAGTATTTTATATTCCACATCAAATACAATAGAACCGGGATGGATAGCAAAAGAACAAGTATGGTATCCATCGCTGGAATTAGTTATGGAAAAAGTAGAGATTGAAGCACCCACAGCTAAATATGGAACGAAAACAACATGGGATATAACTTATGGGCATGCACCGTGTCATATTGCATTACGAATTGATCGTCCAGGTATATATGGAAAAGTAATTAAGAATAAAAAAACAAAAAATTCAACCAATGCAAATAATAATAAAAATTCGCATTACCATGTAAATACCTATGACAATAAAGAGAGAGATGACGAAGAAGAAGAAGAAGAAGAAGAGGCGTGCATCGTCGATGTTGAAAAAATGGATAGTAATAATAATCGTAGGCACCTGTCTCGTAAAAGTGGTTATAATGCGAATGATTACGATGAAGAAGAAGAAGAAGAAGAAGAAGACAAAAGCCAATACCAAATTGCATATTCTGATAATTTAGGGAGAACAATTGTACCAGAAAGCTATATACATTTTGACAATCAACAACCGTTTACCTCATATGAAGCACATGGAGCCGAAATTACTTCGATTTTTAACAAAACAAATCAATCAAATTCTGAACAAATGATGAGATATTCAGATTATCCCATGGAACAAGGCATTCTTAAAATGTTGAAAGATTCTGCTCGTAATGATGAACTACTTATTCGTTTGCCATTTCCCTGTTGTAACGGGATTAAAAAAACAATTCCTTTGTGGATGAAACAAAGTAGTAAATTAAAAATGATGATTCATATGGAAAAAATTGAAAATTGTTATGTCACTTCGGATCCATCTTTTCGTCCACATTTAATATCAAACAATAAATTGCTAACTTCTGAAGACGTCCATGTAACAATCATTCTATATACCCTTCGTTTTCAACAGGCTGAAATTGTTGCGATGCGTAATATCGTAGAGGCGGCTGGGTTTTATAGAATGCTTGTGACGGAATGTAACCATAAAGTATTTCCCGTGGAATCTATTAAATCTATAATGGGAAGTAACAAATCATTCAATACACACAAACAAACAAGTCATGGCGTTTTAGCACATTCTAAATTATGGGGTCATAAAGCATCTTCTTCTCCATTCCTACATTCCGATGATTTATCTTCAAATTCTGATGACTCTAATACAAGTCGCTTGTCACATCCCTTGATTCCCAATACAAACAAAAATATACCTTCTTCTAAAATAACAACAACGACAACAACAACTTTTGCCAATAATAATGATACTAATGATACTAAAAATAAAAATAATGCTAATAATAATAATAACAGTACGAATATATTATCAAATAAACACTTGAGTAATTGTTTATCATATCGAGATCCGAGAATTAGAATATTCCCTCTGGATACAAATGGACCAGTGCAAGCATGGGCTTGGATGGCTCAGTCTACTTCTCATGTATTCGCACATGATATTTTTACTTATGGCATTTCAGATTTTTCAGATCCAATTCAATGTTATACGATTTTTGAGGGGGAAAAAAGAATCAGGCCTGTAAGATCTTCCAAAGAAGCCAGGCTTTTGGAACCTGAATTGTTTTTTAATATTGCAACAAACAAGCCAATTGGAATTGAATTAAATTGTCCAGAATTTGACAATATAAAATATGCTGGTTATAAATGGCAAGGTTCCGAACCTATTCGAATTGGATTGCAATATAAAGAAAATGTGGGAGAATTATATCAACATTTTATTGTGTGGACATGGCAAGTTGTACAGTTTGAAAACGAAACAATTGCAAACGCACAAGGAAAAGATAATAACAATAATAACTCAATAACAAGGATTTGTAAAGCAACCAGAACTTTATAGCATATATATAATTATTGTTCTTGTAATTGCCATCCATTTTCTATATATAATCATTTTTGAAAAAAAAAGTGTGTATGTGTAAAACGCGAAATCAACTGACATGACTGGATTATGTACATTATTTAAAAAAAAGAAGCCTAATTCATTTTCACCCTTTCTCTCTCTATTTTTTTTATCAATTATTATTATTATTATTATTATTATTATTATCGAGTCATATTGTTAATATGAGTAATAAGAAAACAAGTAATCAAATTGGTGATAAAAGAAAAAAGAATATGGATGAAGATACTGATCGCTCAAAAGGCAAGAATAATGATAACGATTGTGAAAGTGACTACGAAGAAGAAGAGGAAGATGGCGAACAAGAAGAAGAAGAAGAATCCTTTAGTTCATGGTCACCATTTTCATTTCTTTTTCAATCTGCTGCAAAAGTAATTAAAGATTTGTCGATGGGAAAAAATCCAAATATTTCTGGCGTAGCTGATTTTGGATGTGGATCTCTTAACTTATCAGGAAAAGTTAAACTTGATCCCGTTGCTAAGAAATGGACCAAAACAATGATTCCTGGTGGAGGCTGCTCTGTTGGAAATGGAATTTGCGGTGAATATAGCAAAGACGAAGACGAAGAAGATGCAGATGTAAACGAAAACTATGATGATGGTGATACCGATGATGTCGATGACGATGCCCAACGGAAACAAAGAATGAGCGAAAAAGAACAAAAGAAAAGCATCAGAATAAATAAAAAAATTAAAAAACAAAATACAGTTAATTCCAACAAAGATATCGGCGGGGATATATCAAAATCTACATTTAATCAATAGTCATTGAAAGAAAAAAGAAAAGAAAAAGACATACACACACAAACAAACATAAGTAACAAACTTTTCTTAAATTTTAAAAAACAAAATAAAATAAAAGTAATAAAATAAATTTCAATTAGAATGTCTTTTGGGGAGAACAGTAAAGGTAAAATTCGTCTTATGCCAAAATGGTTTTGGTCTATGGACAATGATAATGATAGTTATGTTCCTCCAACAACAACATTTTTTAGAAAGTTGTTTGGAAATAACATAGATTCAGAGACAAATAAAAGAACTGTAAAAAAACAAAAGAAAAAAGACAAACAAAAAGTCAATGTCAATGGTAACAAAGAAATAAAAAGTAACGACACCGGCAGCAGCAAAAGAAATATGACCCAACAGTTTTCTGTCGCATTCGGGGATAATTATAACAACATCGGCAATGATAATGATTTTGATTTTGATCATGCAGTTGAGGAAAATAAAGAAACATGCAATCATAATAACAATAACGATGATGATAATCATGATAAACAGCTTTCTGATGAACAAATATCATATGAAGGTTTCATGACAATGTCTTCTTACGAAGAAGATCAAATCAACAAATATATGTTCTTTCCTTTGGACTTCTCAAGCGATGTATGTGAATGTAATAATTGTATTTGTCAAAAAAAACTGAAATCTAAATATCGATCTTGGCAAAAGTGGATCGAAGAAACTCCTGGTATCCAGCAAACTATGAAACCAGAAAATCAAAAATATCTTTTTAAATTGCAATCATCGCTTGTTATTATTTGTCAACATTGTAGAAATCATTATATAAAAAAATAAAAAACAAAACAAAACATACTAATAACTCAATCAAAACAATTATACAATGGCATCTTGTAAAATTTATAAAAATTTAGAAGAACTCAAATCATTACACAAGAATATATATGAAGAGTTAAAGGATGTTGATTTTTCATCTGATAATGGTTTCAAGTCAAGTGAGTTTGCAGTATTTTGGTCATGGATTCATACATGGGCGGCTTGGATTGATTATCTAAGATCTAATTCAGAAATCCAAAAGGCAGATGACTTGACAATAAAATATGAAAAATTTCTCAAGTCTATGACAGTCATTTTGACATGTCTTTCTTGTAGAGTAAGATTTACATCATACCTGTCTCAAAAGAAATTATCTATCGGAAACAATACTGATGTATTCAAAACTTCTGTTGATATACACAATGCAGTTAATAGTAAATTACATAAATACGTGATAGATGATAAGTATCAAGAAGAGCTACGTATATCTTATCGAGACTTGTTACCGTCTTTTCAGTCAGATAAAAATATACCTCAAGTAATGCAACAATCATTTTGGTTTATTATTTTTATGCTTGTGTTGAATATCCCCAATTCTCTGGATTTAAGTCTGTCACCACATAAATTAATTCATCAAACATTATGTGAATTATTTTATATTATAACGGATTTAATGCCTTCGTCACCTTTCGGTGATTCTTGGAAAATGCATTTTTTGGCAAATAAACATTTATTGAAAGAGGCGTGTATGGATCGTAAGAATGCTTATTTTCTGATGTGGTGCTTCCAAAAAAGTATGAGTTGTAATTTCATGTGCAGCAACAAAAAATTAAATACAGAAAATAATGATGACGATGATGACAGTGACGGCGATGATGATCAATCATGTAAAAAAATTTGTTTAACATTAGAAAAAAAATTAAGAGCCGGAACAATATCTACTTCTTCAGCTACCTCGGCCTCCATATCTGGAGAAAAAGAAGAAAAAGAATTATCATTGGATACAAAAAGGAAAAAGTTTCTTTTGGATTCTTTAATTCTGATGCACGTAAAATAAAAAAAATCAGAAATTTCAAGTATTATTGGTTACAAACACAAGCTTGAAATACTTCATAAAATTCGGTGTGACTCTCCATATCTCGTCTTGACATTTTTTTTTTCCACATCAAGCCAAAAAACAACTAACTGTCATTCATTGTATTACAAAAGATGCATTTCAACGGAATTTATGATATCATTGAACATTATAACAAGGAACGTAACAACCAGTCTTTCACTTATCCAGGAAAGAAAGATGAGATGAGACATGTATGCGTCATCTATCGTGGAGTAGGAAAAAAAAAGTGTGTTCAAGGACAATGTCTTAAAGGTGGTAGCAGTAGGAATGAATAATAAAAATCAACATGCCGAAGAAGCGGCTGTTAAAAAACTAATTCGCGTTTCAAAGTATAGTCATGATTATTTCAAATCATCTCGTGATTATAAATTATTAGTATGGAGAATAGGATTAGATGGAAATCTTAACAACTCTCGACCATGTGAATCTTGTATCAAATATATGAATAAAATATCGACACATTATAAAAATCTCAAGCACATTCAATACAGTATCCGTAAAACACCACAATGTGTTGGAATTATTAACACGACATTAGAACATTTAAACAACGACGATTTCAAGCATCGAGGAAGAAGGCGAATGTACAATAATACATAGCAATTCTTCTTGTTCTTGTAATTGTTTGCTCATTTAGTTTTATTTTCTTGTTTCATAAATATCTATATTTTGGAAATTTCTGATTTGTCCCTTAATTGTTGTGTTGGTTGATGGAAAACTACTAGTGCCATTTTTTCTTATTTAAAACAAGCAAACAAACAAACGTTGTCAAAATACAGACAGACATATAAACAATGGGAGCTTCTTCTTCTTCTTCTTCTTCTCCCTCTTTGCCCGAGGCATCAACCGGATATACAGGCGACTTTGATTCTGTTATCACCCATAAAAATAATAACGACATGAAAACACCTTTCTTGTGTGACGCCAGTCCCTGTCCATCTTTATCTGCATCTATGCATGATCAAACATCATCCAAAACAATAAAATATATTAGCATTCCCGCGTGGCTTATCTACAGCGAAAGTGATAAATGTCATATCCTCAAACCATCTATTCGAAAAGCACTTGAACATTTTGAATGCATTGGAAAAATTCAAATCTTTTATGATAAAAAAGATTATACATTTCACTTGCACATTACATGCTGTGATAGCAGAACAAACGAAGAAGTCCGCCAACAGAATAACAATTTTATTTGCGTAGATGATATACTGTACACAAATATCCGAAAAATAATTGAAATGAGCACCGGGATCACAATTAATCAGCAGCAACTATATGTTATCCTCTTTAGCGACCAAGACAACAATAATGACAATTTCAAAAGAGTGGATAAACATAAAAATATCAGGGTTCAAAGTTATGTATAGTAGTATATTTTTTTATGTTACAGTTTATCACACACAATTACTATTATTATCATTTAATTAAGTGAAATATCCACCTCTTGGACCATATTATTGTTGTTGTTGTTATGCTCGTCATTATTGAGTATTATCATTATTGTTCGACAATTTGGACATTCCACCTTGATTTGATCAATCCATTTTTTGATACATTGTTTGTGAAATAGATGCAAGCATGATAGTTGTATAACCTTTTCAGACTCTGCATAATCATCTAAACAAATGCTACATGATATATTTGAAACAGGTTGTTCCGTTTTTTTGAAAACCACTTCTGTTAATTGTACTTGATCGCTAAGGTCACATGATGGATATATCCTAAAACGACAACGTAGACGTAGATAGGATGCCAAATTATTACCCAATCCAAAATAATAATCCAATACCCAAGCTATTGTAAGAAATGTTTCAATAATTAACAATGCTAACACAAATCTATTGAGATCTTGCGGTTCACAGTTTTTATAATCATGTATAGTTATAACACATCCAATTATATTCCACAATAATGTAAATGTGCTCATTAAAGATAATAGGATAATTTTAGCTATATGAGGCATCTCTTTTGGTAAATTACCTTCATTTCGTTTATATTCTTTGACCCAATTCCAAAATCCATAGAATATATCATATGCGGTAATCCAAAAAAATTTGATACCAAACCATAAATCAACATTCATATCAATTCCAAAAAGGTTAGTGTTACACGAAACATAATTATTTTCTGGTTGCTGGTCTGATTTGTTTCCAGAATTAGACTGTAATGACATAGATAACATTAATATGCCGACCATAAGAATTGGTACTTTTAATATGAATGTGAGATAAAGATATCCCGATGCTCGAATAGACTGTTCATCGAGACATGCCTTTTTGATAAAGTTGCAGAATGTACGTAAAAGTGTTTCTTCTTCTTCATTCAATCTTTCATCTAAAAAATTTATAGCAATTGGAGCAGTAACATCATTAGACAATATCATAGTCATATTATCAATATTAATATTAATTGATTTATTATATGATTTTTTATTTTTATTTATCAAGTAATGTGTATTATTCAAATACACAATAACAATAATATGTAATATTGAAAATATTTCATCAAGACGTCACAAAATATTACAAATTTCAAAATAAATAATAAATAAATAAATAAAAATTATTACTAGGCAGTTAATAAATAGGATTAAACGAGATGACGAGAAAAGGTTGATGTGCTGTACTGTGTGCCCATTGATCAATATCCACCTCTTTTGTCGTTTGGCGAACGAAATACCCTTCCGCGACCAATGACTGGGTGAGAAAGTCTACGGCAAAACTAGGCATATCAACAATATTTTCTTCGTAAAGAAATGTTCCAGAACTCCAATCAGAAATTGCTTTTTGAATACGCTTAACAGCTATATGTGAGCCATCTATCATTGAATTTAATACTTTATTTTTTGCCTCATCAATTTTTATTTCATTTTCTTTTGCTCGTTGCACAGCATTTGAAAATGGTATTTTCTTTGATTCTTCTTTATTTTCTGTAGGAACGTTACTCTTATTATTTTCAGACATATTTATTTTTATTAACAAAATATACAAAACAAAACAACTGAACAATTGATAAAGACACAAAGAGAAGCTATAATGAAATAAATATTGTTGATTTAATTTACTAGAAAGAGTCCAAGACTTGAAATTAAAATTTCATTTGATTTTTTTTTTAATTATGATCTCAATTTTTGGTTAGATGTCCCAAGATTTTTGACAACATAAATAAAAAAAGGTTAAAGCATAAACAATATTATCATTATTTATTACCATCAATTGTCATCTATAACAACTAAAGCTAATTTAATTGTGTTGGGAAAGTTATCGATATCGTAGATGTTGTGCCTTTCTGTTCTAAACCCTTGTTTTTTTAAAGATAATTCAATCCAAAGAATAGCCCAATCGGGTAAATCGTTGATAACTTTACTACAAATTAGTGAATTTTTCACGCCATGTATTTCATGTATTTCTATAGCTTCATTGATACTTTTCACTGTCGGATGAGTTCCATTTTTGAGTGATTCGACCATTTCTTTATTCTTGATGTCATTTATTGATTGTTTAATAAGTCTATATGTAGACGAATTTCCAAAAGGTATACAAAAGATTTCTTGATTTTGATCTATTTGATCTGTGTCTTTATTTGTTTCATTTGATGTTGATGTTGACGATGACGATGACATTTTTGTTTTGTATTAATACAGCACAACTGTGACCCAAAGGAAAGAATTATTATTACTTATTTTCAATTAAAAAAAATCAACTTAAATGATCAAACTCTAACAAATAAAAATTTATTGCATGATTTTAAAATTATGAAATTTCAATATACTAGTAATAAAACAAAATTAAAATCAAATTAAATAACCATTGAGCGGTCATCGATTTCCGACTGTGTAATTGTTTTGATGAATGGCTTTGACAACTGAACGCGAGGCAAGAAATTGGCCATTGTCATATAAAGCATATAAGAAGAAAATGTATATGCTGTTTCAGTTTGATAAGATGTTTCGTCACTTTGGCAAACACGGCAATAATACACCCCAGCTTTTCTATTGGGCTCCGTAGATAAAGTTCCACATGTTCCACATGGATGAGCGATAAACGGATCTGCCTGTTTTAACATTAAACAATGCAAAATTGCTTGTGCACCTGTCGCCACAAGACAATCAGCTTCCATATTACCAAACTTATGTCCTCCATTTTGCGACTTTCCTTCTGTGGCTTGATGTGTCTGCTCGTTATAAGGGCCTGTTGATCGACTGCTCATTTTTTGTTCAGATAAATGATCCAGTTTATGTCCTGTAAGGAAACCAGAGAAAACTAGTCCTTGTCCATATTGATCGGTTCCTCCTAAAAGTTCACCATTTTCTCCATTGTAATATCTTTTACTTCCCAAAGAATGCATTCCTGCTTTTGTAAAGAGCTCAGACAAATGATCAATTTTACTTCTTGGGTCATCTGGGATTATATCATCCATATCAATTAGTTTATTTTGTTCGGTTCCCTGCCAAAATGAAGAATTTCTAGATGTAGATTGTGCCTTGGCTATTTTTTTCCATGTCTGATTAAAAACCGTTCCGTCAATTTCAATTCCATTGGCCAACGAGACAGTTGATCCCACCATTTCAAAAAGCATTGAATTAGTCATGCGCGCAGGAAGACATTGAGGATTAAGAATATCAGAAGGACTAAGTCCTTCGTCGTCATAAGGAGCATTTTCTTCCAACATATTAAAAGATTTCGTCACTTTTTGTGCATGTTTAGAACAATGTTTATGACCAATTTTAGAATCAATTACTTCTTTCGTTCGAACATGAATAAGAACATCCCCATTGTCTAATTGTGTGAGAGCTGTCAAATCGACAATACCTTTATTTTTAGGTTGAACCAAAACACTTGAACATTTTTCAATATATTTTTTGGTATTATCTTTATTCCATACTATATCCATATGTGTTTGTCCAATAAGAATATCATCTTCTTCCAATTTTTGTCCAGGGAAAGGAAGACCATCTCGATCAGATGTCCCATAATTTGACAAATGTAAACCTACGCAACCTTCTACATATGAAGGGTTTTTGGACATAATAATATTATGACTTGATCCACTTTTAACTTGTGTATGTAATGTATTTGCAATGCGAAGTCCTTTTGTTATACCTAATTGTAATGGTGTCGAAAGTTGAATGTGTGCATCTTCAAGATTCCATCCTCCCCAACATAAAAATGCCAATTCTTGAATATAAGATATAGCCAAATCTGTGCATTGTAAAGCTTTTAAAGATTGAGTAGGTGTTGTGTCTTTCTGTGGATAAAATAAAAGGTTGAACGAAGCATGCATAACTGTCAAAAAATTGATAAATGGAATTCCAATAGCTTGCTTCAACATACCAGTTGCATATGAATTTCTTGGAGAATGACTGTGTTCGGGAAATGGAATTAAAGCAGCCACCAGACTAAGAATATCTGATGCGTGAATCATACAATATTTAACAATATATCCTTGTTTAAATAACTCTTGCCAATGAGCAATATCTTTACATATTGTTGTATGTTTTTCCTTTTCCTTATCAATAAATTGTATGATACCTGCTTTTCGAGCATCATTCCAACTCATGTCTAAAATTTGCTTTAATGTACATTTTAATAATAATGGAACATTAATGACAGACATGCATCTTCTTCCTCTAAAAGTTTTTATTCTCAATGTTTTTGTTGATTTTGCATACACAGCAGAGACGGTCGCGTCAATTAAATTAGCATCTTGCAACTTTTGTACAATTGACTCCATTTCAATTGCTTTATCAATTGAAGCAAACCCTATTTCTGCTCCATTTGCTTCAATCGTTGCAATGTTTTTGTCTGCAAAACTTTTGATTGTATCATCGTCATCACAGATATCGTTATCCTCGTTATTATTATTACTTTGTGTTGATTCAGATTTTATTGCATATTGAACCATTTTTCTAAACTTTTTTTTCATAACTTGATTAATATTATTCCATTGACTTTTTTCATCTATTTCTTTCATATCCTTGTATCCTACCATTTTATTCAAATATGACAATAACCATGTAACATCTGAACCAAGTGATACTTCCAATGATTGAGCTTCGTGTCTCACAACTCCACATGCTAATCCGTCTGGTGTATCCGTAGGACATGTAGTTCCAACATCATTATGATTTTTTCTTGCTTCAAACTCTCGACCTTTGGCTTTGATTTGGGTCGTATTTCGTACACTTTGGGACAAGTATGCTAAATGATTTTTGTAATTTCTCGTTTGAGAAACATTTGTTGCCTTATTAGTTTGATTTGGTGAAGATTTATTTAGACGTGCAATTCCTGAAAGACAAATAGACTTTACGGTAGATGTCACAAGTTGATCTGTAAACAAAGCTTGAATATTCGTAGTAATACCTTTGATACAATTTTTCTTTAATCTTTGACCAACCCATTTTGCATGGTTATGCATACAAAATCGTATATAAACACAAACCAAATCTAATTCTGTTTCTAATTCTTTTGTTGCTTGATCATCTTTAATTGTTGATCCACAAATTCCACTTGTATACATCATGAATTGAGCAAGATCTTTGCATATTTCAACGCCCTTTTTAAAATTAATTTCATCATCTGAACTACCTTTGTTCAAAATGGCTATATGAGGAAGTACTTCACTCATAATTAATTTTTTGGCATTAACAATTTGATCAGCCTTTGTCATATCTGGTCTCTTTCTTTTGCGATGTTTGAATACATTCGGATTAGAACCATTATCCTTACTTTTACCTTTGTCATATTTTATATCATCATTCTTATTTTTATTATCTTTCTTATTCTCTTTGTCAGTCTTTGTGCTTTTCTTGACAGAAGTTTTGTTCTTTTTCTTTTTTTTCGTTATGACATCATCCACATCAGTTAAGTTTAGCAAATCGTCAGTGTCATCGCCAAAATTATCATCGTCGCCACCATCAGTATTATTATTATTACTATTGATAGAATCGTCAATTAATTTTTTAGGTATTGACGAAGAAGAATATGATGATGATGCATCAGTTACCATTCCCTTTGTTTTCCCTGATTTCTTCCCTTTTTTTTGATTTCCAGAATTATTACTATTATTACTATTGTTTGAAGATGTTGACGAATTTGAATTTGAACTTTTTTTTATATCATCTTCTGTATTTGGCGCAGAATAAGACGAAGCTGAATTGTAGATATCTTCTTCTTCGTTTTGTTGCATGGCTTGGGCTATATATAACCAGGCCTCTTCTTGCTTTGATATAACCAAATCATGACCATATATATTGTGATAAGGTGGAATTTCAATTGACTCCACGTCAGAATTGGAATTTGAATTTACGTTCGCAGAAGAAGAAGAAGAAGTTGACTCTTTCATTTCAATATCTTCATCTCCATCGACATTGGGTTCCATTAATTCTGCGTCTTGTTTTTCAATTTTGTCAAGTAAATCAGTTACTACTTGGTCATCAACAGCCATTTCGCGCAATGTTTCATTTATAGACTTGTACTTGTAGTCTTCTTTTTTCTCTTCTTTTTCTTCTTCGGAAATATTGATTTTTTTATGGCTATCACTATCGTTGATAACATCCGTAGGCATACTCTTTCTCAATATTTCTAAAAGAGCAAAGACGACTTCCTCATCATCTATAAGTTTGCTTAAAAAAAAATATACTGTCGTCAAAATTCTTTGAGGTACTGTTATACCATTGGATTCTTTCCACAAAGCTCCTAATAATATATGTGTGGCAAGTGATTTATACATCCACTGAATTCTAAACAAAAACATAACTGGTGCTTTCTTACGAGGTTGAGACTTTTTAATTGCAATTGTACTTGGTGATCTCCAGTTACGATGGTCGGATCTTACACTCCCTTCTAATCCAGTTTTTTGCTTCATTAAATGAAGAATATCATGTCCTATATGGTCATGAGGAATCCAAAATCTTTCAATGTTTTTATGAACCGTAGTACCTCCATCAAAATGAAGACAATTCCTTTGTCTTGTCCCATCAACTGACCAATCTCCAATTGTATCAATTACACATGGAATTGAAAAAAAATAAAAGTATGGATTGATTTCCACTTTTGTGAGATATGGATATTTGATTCGATCAGCATCTGATAATTTACATTCAATCGCGGCATCGTTATAATGAAGCTGTAGTTTTTCAAATTCATCTTTATCCATAAGGTTATCCACATTTTTAGATGCTGGTACTTTATGTCCTAACCGAGCTTTAATAGATGCTAAACATTTGACAACATTATCTGCCAATTCTGTAGCTGTAACAACACCATTTGCTGTCGATGTCGTTGTTGTTGTCGTAGATGACAAAGACGAAATTTGGTCAATATCCATATCCATAATATCACCTCCATTATTATTAGAAGTAGTAGTAGTTTCCTCTGTCGGAAATGTATATGATGATGCATCTGGTCTATATTCTTCTTTAAATTGCGGAATTTCATGTGAAAAACATGCATAATACAAGTGTGGGTGAAAAGGATTTTCCAAATTTTGTGACGTTCTTCGAGACAAATCTTCATATAACGGTTCTCGTTTTCCAGTACGAGGATTTGTATGTATGGGTCTTGTCCACTGTATACTTTTGGAAATTAAAAATTGTTTATGTAAATCTGTCATACCAGTCATGTTACTATATCGAGCCATAATGCCTTTAATAGCATGAAAAATCATGTTATATGATGGTATTTTTGTACTGCTGATATGAGAATGAGGCGCATCATTCCACTTGCGTTTAAATTCATAACCTATATGATCCATATTGTATGCACAGTGAAATATCAAAAAGGTTCGAACAAAAGGGTGAAAAAAAATCAATGATATGTAATGTCTTGAATGATATATACAAATATATACAAACAAGACAAATCCGAAAGTGAAATATAAAAATTAATAGCGTAATATGATGTTAAGAATCAATAAACATATTTTTGTTTTATTTGTGCAACCTTTCCAAAAATTAAAAGAAAAATAACCGATTTCTTTATATCATTTGTTTGTTTATTAGTGAAGTATTGACTTGATGCACAATGCACGACAACGGCCTGGTTTTACTTTTTTTTTGAAAAAAAAATATTTAATTTTGATTATGAGAGCGCGTATTGCTCCAACAGCGAGTAATCATCAACCGTTTGGACGGATTGATAACAACGCCAAAAATAATAATAATAATAATATCAAGTTTCCTTCTCCAGAATTATCTAACATACACTCAATTTATAATGCCGCGCCTGTTGCTGTTGTTCCAAGAAGTAAAATTTTGCCACAACAGCATATACCTGTAACAAATAAAAATTATCCATCAATATCGGTGCCAACTCAACCAGAACTTATTTCTGTAAGAAGTAGAATAAATGTACCGCTTGCAAGAGAGTCTGTTATAAATAATAATAATAATAATAATAATAATATAATCACAGTCCAGCGTGCTCGAATTGATATTGTGCAAGATTTAAATATTGAGGAAGAGGATGACAATGATCCTGCATTTGATAAAAGTTTAAGAGGTATAACAAGTTATGCTAGAGGGTATTACTGGATTCGTGAAAGTTTGTTTACACAAACTCATGAAAACGAATTGGTTTTATATCCTCAATACCCAAAAAAATATAAAAAATATCAGAAAAATGATGTACGGCCAACCTGTTGTTGGAAGACTTCAGAAGATAACAGATGGGTCGGATTGCCTTGTGTATATGGTTTTACTCGCTTAGGCGAACCTCATAAACCTTATAATAATTTATGGAAAAATATTTCACCCGATCTCATCAAACAGGTTGCTATAGATATACACAAAAATGACGGTGTAAGTCCATATTATTTTTCATCGTCATTGTGGTCAGATGAGCAAAGAGGAGCTTTCAAAAGTGTATTTGATGCAATAACCAATGCAAAACGTCTAGGGATTATAGTTTTACCATGTGGTTATGGTAAGACGGTGGTTTCTATTAAAGTATTATCTTTTATTTTAGAAATGAATAAAAAATTACGATTGGTAAAAAATGGCAAAGTCTTGGTTATTACGCCTTGGTGTGATATATCTGAACAGTGGGAAGAAGAAATTGAAGAATTTATGCCAAATGCTAAAGTTTATATTTGTTCGGGAGAAAAAGAATATAATAAAAAATCTTTTACCTCTGCTGATATAGTTATAACAAATATTCAATTTTTAGTTAGTAAAATCAAGAAATGGGAAAAGTCGGACTTGTATGAATGGTTCGAATCATTTTTAACCGTTGTTATAGACGAGTGTCATCACATGGGAGCTGATGAGTTTAGGCGCGTATTTGAATTCATTCCATGGGAACGGATTATTGGTCTTAGTGCAACACCAGAAAGAAAGGATGGTAGAACAAAATTAAATGAAATATTTATTGGACCAGTGTTATATAAAGCTGTTCGACCGCCTATGCCATGGTTTCATATCATTTTTCAAATGTATCATCACGGTAAACGAAAGATATATTTTAGAAAATCTGGTATTTATAAAAATTCTCGGGATACTGGCAAGATGGAAGAAGATATATCTGCTGATCCTTTGAGAAATGCAATGATTGTCTCGTCTATAATAAATACTGTTAATATAAGAATGATTCAAAAAAGAGATATAAAAACAAATAAAAACCCATTTAATCGATTAAGTGATAAAACAATTGATATTATAGCATCTTTTTTATCTCTTCCAGAAATAAGAGAGTATGTGGTGTTTACTGACAGATGCATGAGAGAAAGGTTTAATCGACCACATTGTCTAGTAACATGCAGGTTGCGTGATCATGTAATGGTGTTAAAAAAAATGTTTATGCAGCAATGCGCAAGATTAAATATGTCTGTATCATGTTCAACATACATGGGTGCTCAAGGTAAAAAGATATCTAGAGCTCAAAGAAATTATGACAAAAGTGCTCAAGTGATATTTGCAACTTTACAATCAACAAGCGAGGCATTTAATTTGCCTTCGTTAGATAAAGGATGGACGACTCATCCTGTTACTGAAAATACACAATGTGCTGGACGTTTCTTGCGTAAAGATAAATTAAAGTTCAGACCTACACTGATTCATGTTATTGACTCCTTTGCCAATTTTGAAGAAAGAGGAGAAATGTGTCATGATCAATATAGTTTAGAATGGGGATGTAGTGTTTTTTATCAACACTTCCAACCCCCAAGCACAAGAGCGTGTATTAATATAGACAATAGCCAAGATAGGGATGAACAAGGTGGAAAAAACACAAGGAAGACAAGTAATAAACGCAAGTTTAATAACGATTAACAAATCAAAGACGATGTATGAATGTATAACAAATATCAACTCTAAGGTATTGTATTAAACTAAATTTATTTATTGATTTAACCAAAAACGGAATGCTTTCATTTCTTCTTTTTAAATTATTTTTATGCATTTTGATTTTGTTTCATTTCCATTTTTTCCGTTTTTTTTTTGTTTTAACATTTATTAGCATATTTATCAATATTTTTTTTTTGTTTTTTATATGTACTATGATTGAAAAAAGGAGACATACAATTTTGATTATTATAACTACTACTACTTCCAATAAAAGACGTCTCTAGATACATTTTGCGCAGTAAAAAGCAAATACGAACAAGAATAATAATAAAATTAATTTAAGGTTAACCATGTCTTTATCTAATTCAAATGCGTTTGCTAGTGCTTTGTCAACAGATGATCCAGCTTCTATTCCAGCATTTCGAACAGCTGCCAATAATAAAGGGCCTGGTATATTGCGATTTGAACCATCCATAAATGACAAAAATACAAACACTATTTTGTATGAAGATGATACAACAGTGTGGTTACATCCTCAAGCACAAACTCAATCTTTGACTTCTACAAAGAGTAATAAAATTGTGGAAATACCGCGCGCAAATTTTAACATGCACCGTGAAAAGGATCCTGTAACTAATGTTTCCGCAAGAATTTTATCACTTCCTTGTACTAGTACTAATAATGATCAAGGACCAAAAATTGAAATACATGTCCCCGAAACTCCCAATAACCCAGTGCCTGTATGGGCAAAAGATACAATTACTAGTACATTTTCTATGGCCAGTCGTCAAGCAATGGTTTCTTACGGATTTGCTAGCATGTCTATTCCTAATCCTTCTAATAATTATAGCTATAGATTTGATGGAGAGGGTAACTTATTTATGGACACAACTGCTTCAAGTGGAAAATTGGCATTGATTAACACAGTTTCAGATGTAGATGATTTTGGTAATGTTGGAGGAAAACATTCAGAAGTTATAGTTCCAACTCCCTTCAAAAATGCAACAACAACAACACCTGCAATATTTGCCCCTTATGCTTGGAGTATTCCAATTATTCGATATTTCGAGGAACGTAAATACATTGTAATATACTCGTCCCAAAAAACCGAATTAGGGTGGACTTATACTTTCCATGGATTAATTGATTTGTCTCGTCGTACAGATATTAATGTTGATGGAAATTCGCATTTAAATTTTGGATTCTTTTTGCGTATGTCCAGTGGAAGTCAACAAGGATTACAGAGATCAGACGTTTCACTTATTAATTTGATGGATTACTTTATTGAACAAGTTGTTGCAGAAGCAGATGTGGCTGAAGACTGTTTCAATCATGTTTACAGAAGGAAGAAAAATCAAGCTGATCAAACCTGGTCGGCTTGGAAAAGTGCCACTCATGCTGATTGGTCGACCGACGAATTTACAACTTATTTGCTTAGCAATCCTTCGTTTATTAAAGAAACTTCCACGCAAAGACAAATTATGAGTGGTAGGTTTAATGATGGAAATGGTATTTTATCAATGATTTCAAATGGAATTGCTTTTGGACCTAGTCATGATTCTGATGTATCTCGTCTTGTCATTGAGATTCCTGATATAACTCGAGCATCGGCAACAACTGGTATTAAAGGACATCGTTTCCATTTAAAGTTTGATAATATAGAATTTTTAACTGGATCACAAATTGACGTAGCTAGAAAAGACGGTGCCTATCAATTAGTAGATACTTGGGGAGATTGTGTTGATCCCTCTCTTGTTCCAGAAAATATGCGTGTTACTAAACGTGTGACAATTAAAGGGATGCTTTTACCTCACACTACTATTCCTGTCGATAGTTTAACTCATCCATACCCAGGTTCGTCTGTTTTAGTAGAAACAGATTTAGCCGGACAATGGTTTATTAACAACGTTTCGTTCCAAAATGACATTGAAGAAAATTATACTATGGCATCATATAAACCAATGATACAATCAACAATACTTCCGGGAGGTGCTGTGCCTCATGTAAATATGGAAAATACAGGCACTTGCCTTGGAAATCCTGGTTTTGGACAATTTCATTTGGCTTCTAAATATATAGACAATGGTTACACATTTGTACAATTTTGGTCATTGTTCGAAATAATGAATTCTACAACGCACAAAGCCTATAATCTTACAGATAATTCAGTTTTTTGTACTTATGCCAAGAAATGGGTTAAAAATACATTGATAGAATCTGAATTTTATGGATTCTTTCTTTTATCTCCATCTGCCGCACCGAAACTATTAAATAAAATGCCATTAGTTAGACTTAATTCTAACATTTTATTGACTCCAGAAATTCCAGCTACTAATTTAGTTGATGCAATACCAGCTACATATGAGAAGAATACATATGCATTAGTGGTAGATTCTTCAAAAACGTTGGAAACGGATGTAAATAAAGCAACAGATGCTGATGAAATTGCAAGAATTTATGTTGGTTTAGACGATCGTATTCGTGCTTCAGGAGCAAATGGAGTTACTTTTTCGTCCAACACAGATGGTTCAAATGCTATAATTAGTGTTCCATTGACGGGTCAGGTTGAAGGTAATATTCAAGCTTATCCTAGTATGAAGGCAGATATGAATAGTAAAGGGGCAATGACAAAAGTAATGACTTCTACGCCCACAGGAACTTATGCGCATACATCATATGATGTTTTTACTAGTGGTATTAAAACTATTACTAGACCTACAATGGACTCGACCGTGTCAATAACTGTTCCATTCGTGTCTAAAAGTATGCGCGTTCCATTATATTACACACCGATCGCAACAAAAAGAGTTTTAACGCCCTTTTATTTATCAACTACTGATGATAACGCTCCTATGATGTTTCCTATTTCTGGATTTTTGGATTTATCTCTATCTACTACAGTGTACATCAAAACATTAATTCCAGGATCAACTACGGAATATTATGCTGCTCCTCGTACCTTTGCAGGCATGGTGTGGAAACAAATTAATGCTAATGGCGCAACTGTTGTTTTTGATAGTACAAGTGCAGTTGCAGGATCCTTCTTCGGATCTGACGATAATTCAGGAAGCTTCTTAGATATGGATGATGTCATTAATACACCCAAAAATTGGAATGCGTTTATTGTACCAACATATGATGCGGGAAACAAGAATGTGGTGCCAGTTGTTGAGCCCAGCACAAAAATTAAACAATTTTTAAAAAGAAATAATACCCCTCTCAAAAATATTACTGGTGAAACATTAATTCATGAGTGGTACGAAGAGGATATTACTGCAGTTCCAGCGAATATAGTGATAACCGACTGTGTTCAAACCTGTCCAAACTCCGCTTCTGTAACTGCTCATGTAATCGACAGATCTGGGGCTGTGAGATCGATTCCAAATGAGACTGGCTCAATATTTGGATTTTCTGAAAAACCCGTCACTTTTAAATGGAATTCATCCATGTCTAGTAATTGGAAAGTCGAGGAATATGTTGGATCTGCGTGGAAATCCTTTTGTGCAGACAATAGAACAGACATTCCAAGTATAGACCAACATCAATGGCATGTGAATCGTGTTATGTCGTATGATTTGTATATATCTACCACGTCGTCATCATCATCATCATCATCATCAACTGATAGTAGTAGCATTACTTCAAGAAGATCGGGATCTATTGCTAATATTGATGTAAAATATACAATTGATCCAGTGGATGGTAGATTGAATTACATGGCTCGCTTCATGCCAGATCAAGGATTCGTACAAGTATACAATATTGACGGTCAAGATAAGTATAGCATTACTTCTACTGCGGAACCGTTTATTGAAAGTCCAAATGACAGTATGCAACCGAATTTTTCCACTAATAAATTTTATTTCAAGGGACAATTAGATTTAGATAACAATGTATATTTATCATCTTACAATAAAGTACCTTCCACTTCACGTGTGATTGATGGATCTACTACATATTCATGGTATATTTTACCAACTACATTATATCCCATAATAGGAACACTTGTAAGTAGTGATGGTCTGGTTAATATTCAACCACCAGAAAATTATCGCATCAAATTTACAAACAAAATTGCTCGATCATCTATAGGTGTTAATATTTCCAATTCCAATAGCAATAGGGAAGTTCAACAAATACAAAATCAAAAATATAAGTCTGGTTCTGTTTATAGAAGTACTATTGCAAGTACAATCACCAATCTTACCGATTCAAATAATAATGATATTGTAGGAGATAGTTTGATACTGGACAGAAATGTTATTATGAATTATTGTTGGACCACAAAACAAACTTATGAGTGGATGCATTACGTGTGTCAGTTGATGAACATTCTGTTTAATTTCCGAGCCCAAGATCCAGAAAATAGCAACCTATATGTTCCTGTCAAATTTTCGGGTATTGACCATGTTCAAACGCACAGTGGGCCGGTTGCACAATTTAGATTGGGTGTAAATGTTTCCACAAATCCTGCAGTTTCTCAATTTCGTTTAATTGACACAATAAGTGTACCTTTACGAATAGACATTGATGTTGTTCATTCAAAAAGTACTATGGATAACCCTCAAGCTTTTATACGTCCAAGAGATGTTAATAGTGCTGAAATGATTAGTAATTTATTAAAAAGTAATCCATTAATTCGATCAATGCTGGGATCAATTGCACCTTCAGATGATGTTATTTCAAGTGGTAAATTTGCAAGATTTAATGCTATACCATATTGCTCAAGTGAGTTTATTTTATATCTGTTTGCCAAAGCGAGACAAGGACAATCCAAACTTTTAGCTTGTCTAATGCATGACCCCTATCCACCAAATGTGTCAGCTGAAAGTGTTTTTGACGTATTTTCACCTTTATTAACAGAACGTGCGAAACCAACTCATTCAGATGGAATGTCAGAATTAATCCATAATTCCAAATTCAAAAGTGATCCTTCAAGTGCTGCTTTTACAGACCTTCAGCAAAAAACATTTGCTTCAAGTTTGAACACAATAATATCGTCTGTATATATTGATAAGACATCATCAACTATGGCGGCTGAACCGACATATCCTGTCGACCCAGCTGTACCAATTCCACCAAACACCACCTATCTGACATCTCAATATAATCTTCTTGTGGATAAATTAATTGGAGGTGAAGATGTGATAATAGAATACGATGGAAATGTAGATGTTGATAATCTTGGCAATATTACTAATACTGGTGCATTTACTTCCCTGAAAATTATAGCGACTGGACATATTAACGTATCTCAAAGCATTCAAAGTTCTAGATGCAGTATACATCTTATTTCCGGACTCGGTATAACTATTAATGCAGCTATAACTACAAACGAATGCAGTATTGTACTTAACTCTGGCACGGATACAACAATTTCTAACCCTATCAGTGTTACACTTGGTAATTTAAACATTTGTGTTGGAAATGACATCAACGTTGATGCTTTCTTAACAGTTGTAGGTGTAGGATCCACTGTTCCTGTACAAAGCGGAGAACAAAAACCTGGCTTATATTTGATTTCAGGAGCCAACGCAGATGGTTTAGGTACAGTTACTGTCAGCACAGGGAATGAAATAAGTTGTTCACAAGTAAACGCTGTCGTGTATTATAACCCAACAAATTACACAACACCAAAAAATTACAATGAACATGCGAATACAATGGATGGAACAAACATTTTAAGTAAAATGCTTGTCCACCTTGATGGTGCCTCAAAAATGTATCAAGAAAACAATACACAAACAAATTTAAATGGATATAAAAATATTAATAACATAGGTGAACCTATTGGCGTTAGTCTTAATCAGTCAATTGGATATACAATTAATTTTGTAACACCTAATGTAGGATCTAATAAACTTGTCAAGTTCTCGGGGTATTCTTTGGGAGGTGCGAATACTGCCGCGTATCAATTTCCATTTTCTAATTTGGACCCCGAAGGAACATTTAGAACTAGGGGAGATATTACAATTCCACCGGCTATTCCTCAGCAAAATTTGCCTGGTGTAACTGCGCCTATAGTTAATAACGATGCATCTATACCTAGAGGACTAAACTCTCTGTTGGAAAAATATCCTAATTTGGACTTGAGACAAGTTATTACAAGTGCAAATGATGATGATGATAATGGAATTATTATGAATTACAATTTATCTCAAATTCAAAGAATATTAACCAATGTTATAACCACTCTCCAAAATAACTTTGCTCCACAGACTCTATTGGTTTCCGACAAAAATGTAAAGCAAGGATACACATTAACATCTGATCCGATGAATACTACTTCATTTTCATTGTATGTTCCAGATGAATCTTCAAAAGCATCTCGTGGTATTCCGACAACAACGTCGTGGTGTTGTGACATGGTGGACGAAGCATTTTTGATTAAATCACTCAAGACACATTCAGATAAGTTTAGAGTAATTTTGACTCCTTCGCGTCAATTTGTAAACATCACATCTATGGATGCACTTGTCAATAGCAGTACTGCTGGTTTGACAGGAATTCTCAAGAATAGATCATATGAAAAGGCCGTATTATCAAATCTCGGTGGAATTCCTGTTGCGAATAGCTTGGTTCCAATAAATGATAAACAATCGGCATTAAATCTTTTAGAAAGTATGTACATCAAAGATTTGGAGACGGGTATATCAATTCCAATATTTTATTCATTGGAATTTGGTATTGAACTAGAGTTTTCCAGATTACCATCTGTTTCTTTATTACAACCGAATGATAGAGTTATATTGAGTAAAATAGATATTCTGTTCAATCGTAAAGAATTTACCAGTGAACCAATTCCTACAACAATGCCAGCCGGAGTCACAGAAGATGATTGGTTATCCGGAGAACCTGTTTCCGTGGATCATGCTCCTCCCGATTCGGTTGATATTGCCTTTCCTCCTACTCCATCTTCACAAGACATGTCAATGGCTGTATCATTCATGTTGGCGCGTATGCGTAAAATTGCTTTTGATATCGTTAAACGAGAACCCATTGTATTTGTTGAATAGTTTGTCACCCTGTCCCCCTGTGTATAATATATTATATAATAATATAATAATAATAATAATAATAATACTTTTAGAAAAAAAATTTTTTTTTTCGGTTTGTTAATCAAAGAAACAGGAAAGTTGGAAATTTGTCCTCTTGTACTTACAGTTAAAAAAAAGAGATTTGAAATTCAACCCACATATTTCTTCATCTCATTTACCTAATTATAGAAAAACTTTTTTTTTAAATCCTTTTTTTTCTTTCAATTCATCTTTCAAATCAGCCATGGCAACCGCTAACGTTGGAACGTACATTGAAGGACAAATAGCATTTGCAGATGACGTCAACGTTTCTGTAAAATCGTCAACTGTCATTAAGATGGGAAAATCATCAGATGCGATTGTTGCCAAACAGTTAGATCGTGAACCAACAGATTCGGCTTTATATAACATTTTATGTCCCATAGGAATTGTGGGCAATTATGGACATAAATTCTCCTTTACCTCTGGAGGTCCACAAATTTTAGGACGGGAAACTCGTTTAGATAGTGATGCTTCGAGACATGGAACATTGCGCACAATAGGGAAATCATATGGAGGGGGTTCTGATTCTTCATCTTCTACGTCAGCATATTTAATGGATAACAATAACAATCGCTATAATGTTTTAACAAATGACCACAAAATAATTGTATACAAACTTTCTGATCAAAATAAATTAATTGCAGCAGTTGATTCAACAGGACAAAGATCTGTTAATATCCCATTTAAAATTCAAGGATGTGTATGTTTATCTGCAGATAATGTTCTTGTGCCTGGTGCCACTTTTAATTCAGATCCGGTAAACCATGTTATAAAAGCTGGATCTTATTGGCACCTGAAAGAAGATATAATAGTTAGTCCGACGACAACTATAGATGAACTATTACAAGATGAAAATAACTTTGTGGCTATTTATATTGCAACAGGAAGCACTGATATAGAGAGCGAAGGAATTTTGAGCGAGAGATGGATTCCTATCCCCAATAGTACACCATTGCAATGGACTGTTGATACAAATTATAACAGTGCGTCTCCATTAATATTGAATTCTCCTCAGGTGCGTCTTGGTTTTACACAAAAGGCGAATGAAAAATACGTAGCTTGGAATATTCCTGATTGGTCGACTTTAACTGCGGTTAATTCTTCCGATATTAATCCTTCTAGATTTCATGCTTTATGTAGACAAGATATCCCAGCACTTATTGTTGATGCATTAAGCTCATCAACGGAGTATATCATATCCGATATGCAATCTATACACTCTACATACGCATCAAATATGTTATTAATAAGAGGTTATTCACTACCTCCTCTTGCGGCTAATAGCGCCGATGAGAATGACGACAGATATGCATCAGATGTTATAATTATGCATACAGATCAAAGGGCTCATATAGAAGAAGTTAGTTTGGGTACGTATGAGGCGACATTTTTATCTCTTGCAGGAAGAACCATTGCCGAATATCCGTTTGAACTTGAGGCAGATGCTACTACCACCATGGCCGCCATATCAGGAGTTCCTATGCAAGATAGTCGTATTGTAGCAAGATCTCTACCATCATATCCTGGTATCTTGACAGGACCTTCAAGTACTAATGCCGGTCTCAGAAATTATGAATCTTATGTACTTCGATTTGATGGTAGAGTTTATTGTCTGTCAAATAAAGAGGACGGTAAACGTTCTGGTATAATATATACTTCAGGTGCAACAGCTGATAGAGTAGATGTTCCAGACGGTACTACAAACACACGTATGATAAAATTAATGAGAGGTATCTGGTTTGACAAAAAGAATGTATTTGCTCAGAATGCAGCCGCGACAGTAACATTTGATGATACGTATGATGCAACACTTTATCACCCTGCATTAAATGGAGGTGCAATTACAACGCATGTTTCATCTAATCCTCCGGGACTTATAACAAGATATTCTGATGTTGTATTTAGACCAACTCCCGTTGATCCCAATGCACCTAGTGTCCCGCTGTCTAATGAAGTATTTGATGCTGTAGAAATTGATCCTACTCTTATCAATGGTATTTTCTCCCGCCGACAAGTATTTGATGCATATGCATATATTTGTTTACGAATGAATGAATGGTTTATATTTTCTGGTTTAGATCGTGATCCCAATCCAGAGCTTGCAGGACCTAAAGATTTATGTATTGCAGATGTTGATATGCAAGCAACTCCTTCTGGATTGGTCATGCAATTAAAATGGGGTGAAATAACCAATGTTGCTGATGAATTTAGATTATTGGATATTACAACAATTCCGATCATTGTTGAAAGTATTACAACAACCCCATCTGAAATTGAAAGGCCTCCATTTGTGATACGACCAAGAGATATCAATTGCAATCAAATTATTAAAACATTCCTTCAAGAATCGGAGGTTCAAGCTTTCAATGGTATGCTTGGATCTTTATTCACTAAAACAGTAAGGTTAAGCAAAAAAAATGTTTCTGATACTATTTATGAGATTGGTTTTGGTTCATTCGATACATTTGGTGATATGCCTTGGTGTACTACTGAATTGATATTATACATGTTGGCATGTTCATACAATGGACAATCAAATGTTGTATGTCATTTACAACAAGATCCAAGTCCTCCTACCGACGATCCTATTGTTACGGTTCCTATTGTCACGGACCCCAATATACCTAATCCTGGTAATGATAATGACGGTGATAATATCAATTTTACCGAATTTGTTGACATTCCAGAACCTTTAACAACTACTCGTAATATTCAATATTTATTGTCTGTAAGCAACAATACTCATGCTGGACAATTGAATCCCCTTAAAGGATTTTCCACAGATACCACTGTCAAAAGTAGTGGTATCATAACAACAAATCAAAAATTCTATACTGTTCCTAAACCTCTCGTACCAAATCCGGGGGAAATTACGCCACCAGCTATTAGATTAATTGATTATGACCAAATAAGAAATCTTCTTCTCAAGGTGCATACTGTAATAAGTAAAAATCTGACAGTTAATGTTCATCATGCCGCAGATTCGGATGCGGAATTTCCATTTGCAATGACTGCTTGGACAATGGATTATATTGATCAAGCATTTATGAAAAATCGCCTTGGTGAAGATATTAAAGGGAAAGTTATGGATGTAACATTCGGTCTTATGTATGACAATGTTCAGACTTATCCAATTATAACCGCACTTGGCGAAACTGGGTCTGGAGAGTATGCAGAAACAATGAATGGATCAACTTATATGAATGCTTTTAATAAATATAACAAAAAGAAACAAGATGCATTTGATTTACAAGTTACAAAATATATTGCATATCTTGCCGCAAAAGCTGCATATGATGCAGATCCATTGAATTTGGTGGCCCCTGCTGTAGTGGAAGAACCTATTCCATTTGATCCGATTTACCCAGATACCGCCACAGTTGCTGAAAGGCAAATGGTTATTGAAAAGGAACTTGAAATGGTTATCATTGAAAGTCGTATAGCAAATGATTATTTGCCTGTTCCAAGTCCATTAAGATTTGCCGTCACTGTTCGTTTGCGAGAAAAATCAACCATCAAGGGACAATTTGCATTTGAAAAAGCCGATTTTGAATATAATCTTGCAGATTACGGCATGCCAGGTACTTATACCGGTCCTGCATTCTCTATACCTACAGATGAATATCTGGCATCTAGTACAGGCTTATCAAATCCAAGTGCGCAACTTATTCGTGTTATGTTAAAAGGAACTATGGAGGAACTTAGTGCTTTACGTGACTCTGATGTTACTCTGAGAGACGAACTTGTAAGCTAATAAAAGTAATTAAATTCATCAAATCATTATCCTAGTTTTTTTTTAAATGATTCTTCTTGTGTGAATATTTATTTATTTCTTTGATTTGTTTTGTTGTTTAGCTAGTTTTGTTTAAATTATTGAAATTATACATATTATTTATCCAAACAATTTAAAAAGTTGAAAAATAATTTTGAATCTATTATATCTAAGAAAAAAAAGAGAAGAAAAAAAAACATTGCTACTTGATTAATTATTACTACAAACGTGTGCACAAACATACACATAGAAACTTTATTTTCTTCTTTTTTTCACTTGCCAATTAATCAATTTATTTTCAAATAAAAACAACGAATACCATACACCATGACAGAACCAACATTTATGTTGAAAGCGCGTCTCGATGCTCAAAATGGCACTTCTTTATCTCTCAATACCGATCCTTATTATAGAGTTATTCCTGAAAAAGATTCTTCTACAGGATCATTTATTGCTGGTAAACTATTGGGAGGGTTAACATGTAAGGTAACAGATATTGTTAGTGATACGCTTGTATCCATAACTCACGATGAATCATTAGACATTGATAATGATAGTGATACCAAAGGTCAACCATTAGTAAAATTTAATATGCAACTTATAAAAAATGAACATAGTTTCGTAGCACTCGATGATCAAGTCGGAACAATAGTGTTAAAACCTGCAATGGGTTCGAATACTAGCATCGATAAATCCGCGTATTCCAACACTAGCATTGCTAAAGATGATAGACACGCGGTATGGATTTCGTGTAAAGATGACCAAGGACAAATTGTGTCAGTGCCTCTGATTTTACCCAATCGCTTAATGATAGTTTATAAAACTAAAGTTTCTAATGGAATAACATCATTAATACGTAATCCTTTATTGGGAGCACAGGATCCATTTGAATGGGATGGATTTATAAATTTGAATGACGTTGTACAATGTAAACCAGCAACAACATTTATGAGAAATACATCTGATGGATCTGTTAGTGGATTAGTTAGATATCCAAATACAAGTTTAATTGGTATGGCTAGACCTGTGAATAGAGTACCGTCTGGAGGTATTGCTTGGTTTCGTAAAAACCCAACTAAAACTGGCCAAAGGCCGATTACTATCGCACAATTGGGAGCTTATACAAGTTTAGAAGATATTATTGCTTCAGGAGCACATGTTACAATGCAAAATTGTTTTGATATGATGACTAAAGTTACACTTTCAAATGATGGATATAGTTTAATATATACGCATTATACAGCACCGACACAATTTATGGATCCATGGGATTTCAGAAGTGAGATTGATGCATATTTTGGATCATCACCACCAGCTGGATTTGGATCTTTATATCAGGCTCATGTGGAAGGAGGAGGTATTTTAACTGGTATAGCTTGTTCTGATTTAGCAGCATATGTTAGAGGTTTTGATAAAACTAAGTATCAACCTAATCAAACTTTATGGGCTGATATAATCAAAAATGAAATACACTTTCATGAAGAGGAATTTAAAGGAGCTAATAAAGTCTCTTTTGTATTGACAACATTGGGTGTCATGGCTATTAAAAATGCAATAAATACGGTTACGTATCAAACTTTGGAACTCAATCCATCAACCCTTTCATTACAGTTGAAATTTTATCCTATACCTGCTGCCGCTCTCGCCGAACCCTATGATTATTCTCATATATTAATTGATGGGTTAAACTTATTTTATGTGGAAATGATACCAACAAATGTAACTTCTGTTGAATTTCCTCGTGCTCTTGTGGCGTTATCCACATTTAAAATGAAAATATCCAATAGCAATAATACGCGTTTAATTGAATCGGGGGAATGTGTAGCATATCCATATGCAACAACAATAGTAAGTGCATCAAATAAGTGCGAAAAAATATCTAATCCCCACAGTACACGTCCTATTACAAGTATTTCTCGTGCTCTTTTAGAATCATCAAAATTAACAGGGGGTGTCGTAGATCATAGTATTTTAACACAAAATATATCAAGTATATGTTCACCTGTCGTATCGTCTGCTCTTGTGTTTTCAATGGCACGATCGATATGTGTACAATTAAATAGAATGTTTGCTTTTGGAGGCCTTCACCCAACTCAAAAAATATATGTCCCTCTTCATATATGTAAATGTGAAATTTTAACAACTCGCAGGAGAAATAATCTGATAGTTCACTTTGGGCAACCAAGAGTTGTAGCAAATGCAAATCCTACAACTCCTATAGAATACGATCGAATTGCCACTATTTCATTAGATATTGATATATGTCTGGATGTTTCTACCAAGGATATATCTCAAGATAATCCAGAAAAACCAAATTTAGTTTTGACTCCTTATAATACTACCGATCTTGATATGATTTCAGAATTTTTAACTCAACCAAATGTGGCCATTTTACTTGGATCTTTGGGAAGATCGCCGAAACCATATACTCAACAATTTACACAAAAAAGATTTCCATTCTGTAGGGATGATTTAATTCTAAGTATATTGGCACATGGTTATTACAAAAATGACTTTCAACTTGTAAGTAGATTACGAGCAGATCCCAATCCATATTTACCGTTTTCCTCTACAGAATTTCACTTGGATCATTTGTCCATGACAATTGGTGGAGTTCAATCAGAAGATGATGCAATCTCCCATTTGAGATTTTTAGACACAGATCCAATCAATCAAGATAATCCAATGTTGACGAATGATGGTAATCGGATTCCTATTTTATCACCTCCCCCAATCAGAAGTGTGATGTCTTCCAATAGCCCTTATGTGCAATCAATTCCAATAATATATTATCAACCAAGTATATGGAGTAATACACAAGGCTATAATGCGTCTGTTTTTGTAACATCGCCTTTGGATAATAAAATTTATATGGCCAAAATTGACATATTGGCAAATGTTGCTGAATTAGATCCATCTGTAACTCCTGGTAAATGGCTTTTGGTAAATGTGAAAGTAGTAGAAGGATTCTTTATCGCGCCTCAAATAATGATCGATGATGATCCAGAACCAGAGATGGTTTCAGAAGAACCATTATCTGAATCAGCCAATGTCAATACAGACAAATTTATCAAGGCGGTTCGGTTTGTAAAAGATAAAATATCTGAGCTTAGTTGTCCATTAAGTGCAGTAACAGTCGCCGGTAATACTCCTGTGTGTGTAAACACATTTTGGGTTTCAGACATGTTAAATAACAAATTTTTTAATGAGCGATTATCTAATGGACAAAAAAGTCTCTCGGTTGTTCTTTTCCCTGCATTGGCTCGTATTGTACCAACAGAGACAATCTCTGATGCAGTGGATCCGTTATTATCAGAAAACGTTGGACAATATATGACTACAAGATCATCTGAATATTATACCTCTTTAATGAACAAATGGCGTGCAAATCATCCTGATAGACCCATTGTATTGGATAATGATTTTGACACATCAGTTATTTCAGTTGTTGAAAGGCATGATATCATTAAACAAACCGAAAAAATGTATATTAAAAATAATACAACTGGAGAAAAACTGTACGTGGAAGAACCATTAAGATATGCATTGGTTTTGAGATTCAAGCGTAAAACAATCACCAACAAGTCAAATGAGTTTGTCTTGACTAAAATTGATCCACTATTCTCTGTAAGCGACTTTGAAAATCCACCATCACAACAAAGCACAGATATTAAATTTACTGATCTGGACTCAGACATACGTATGGCTTATCCAGTCGAAGATGATAGTCCTCATGCACTCGCCGTAAGAATGCATCTTAGTGTGCTTCGTGACGCCATGGATAAGTGGAAAAATTCAGATTTATTGGGAAATTTGTAAGCTTGAAATTTCACATTTGTAGTTAGTTTGTACAAAATAGTCGCATAACAATAATATACAATTTTCACAAAGAGATTCTTATTTCTATTTTTTCCTCCACCTCCTACTCCTTTTCTTCCTCAATTTAACTTTTTTTTTAAACAAAATGTCTTCTTCTCCTTTTCCTTCTTATTCCCTCAAACTCAAAGATGTCATTAAATGCGAGTCTCTTATCGACAATAAAGGGAATATTGTTTCAATTGATACTTTGAAAAATAAAGTAGTTGGACTATATTTTAGTGCACATTGGTGTGGTCCTTGCAAAACTTTTACCCCTCAACTCATCTCATTTTATGAGGAAATGAAGAAGCAAAACAAAGAATTTGAAATTATTTTTTGTTCTCTTGATGGTGATGAAGATATGTTTATCAATTACTTTAATAAAATGCCTTGGTTGTCTTTGGTATGGGTCGATGGCCAAGGCGCATCAATGGCTTCTACGTGCGAAGTTAAGCAAATGCCATCCCTTTTAATTTTTTCTAAAAATGATGGTAATCTTATTTCTAAAACTGGAGTATCAGACATCAAAAAGTTTTGCGGCGCTCAAGCTGCAAAGTCTCATAAACCAGAAGATTTCAAACAAATCGCAAATACTTTGTCGCTTACTTGGGGATATTAATTCAATAATTAAATTTTTTTTCCCGTTCACATATTCACATTCAGTTAATCTATTTATTTAATCATTTCATTTTATTTCATTGTCATTTGTATTTTGTATACATCAAAAAATCATAACATAACATACAACACACTTAATTTATTTATTTCTATTATTTCATGCCAAAGTATTATATTGTTTTTCTTGGACCAAATTCTGGTGTGTATTCCACATATGCAGAAGCACACAAAGATATTTCTCCAGAGTCCATTAAATATATCGAATCATTTGTTGTAAATTCAAAGGATGAAGCGGATTCCATATTTAAAAAGGGATATCATTCTTGGTTAACATCGAGAAATAAACATTTTGTTGCACAACATAGATGGGAACAACAATTAACAAGTATTCGTGAGACCACAAATCACAATATAAAAGAATCCGAGGCTGATTTGTCAAACATAAAAGATAATTCTAAAAAATCACGTCGTATGAATAATTTACTTCGCAAATGTAAATTAAATCCTGAGCATCACAATAAACAGTTTATAAATAATATTATTTCAGAAACAGAGAAAAATATCAATTGTGCCAATATTAAACAATTAAAATATATTTTAGAAAAAAATGACTGTGACCCTTTATATTCCATGAAAAAACCACAAGTACAAGGTATGCTTTTTCGAACACAATTTGTTGACGACTCAATAAAATAATTTTTAATTTTGATTTACTTGATTTCAAATTTAAAAGAATACAAAAAAGAAAGAAATAGAAATGGCTGATATTAATCATGGTGAAACTTTATTGCAAGGAGTTTTGTTTGGATCATTTATAGGAATTATTGGTTCTTATATTGGTCGTATTTTACCAAAGAATAATGGCGTTGAAGATGAGAAACAAAGAGTACAATCCAAGCATGATAGGATTATGAAACGTTTTCTACCATTTAAAGGAAAGGATTTAGATATATGCTTAGATTTAGTTGTTGCATTTGAAGATCTCAAACGTTTTCACAAAGCGAATTCACCGGCATTTGAGGAGGCTTTTAAAAAAGCATGTCGAATATGTAGTATTGAAAAATTTTTGTTGGAACTCAAATATTCAGAAGATATTACCAATGATGATATCGAAAAAAGAGCGCAACTTCAAACAAAAGCCAAAATATACTATGAAATAATTTTGACGTCCTTAAATCAACTTCATGCGTCTGTATATACGTTGGACCAACCTGCAATAAATGAACAAAACAAAATGAAACAATATAAAAATTTACTTAGCCAAGCAAAAAGTGATCATAATAGTAATAATAATGTTGATGATAGTTCTTCCAGTACTTTGATTGGTAACAAAACAAATAAGAAGCAACAACGTATGATGAGTTTTAGAGATCACTTACCTCATCAAATTGTGGCATCATTAATTAGTGATATAGATAGATTATTACTTGAACGTTTGACGAATATCATGACACATGCGTAAATAACATAAACATGAATTGAAATTTATTTTAATTTTTATCTTTGTTTACTCATTTATTTATTTATTTGTTTCGTTTTCGTTATAGCAATATATAATTTGAAAACATTTATAATTTAGTCGTTTTGATTTGTTGTATTTCCGATAAAAATAAAGAAAAAAAGAAGAGAGCTAGTTGAGTGTGCCGTGTATCATCATCATCATCATAATCATCATCGTCACTGTTATTTTACAATGTCAAGCAAAGTTATCTCCAACAATGATATGTTGTATGATATTGATATATCAATAGACGATACGCAAACACAAACTGCTATTTCAAAACCTGCAAATTCCAATTCCAAACCTAGCAAATTTCTAGCAATTAATTTGTCTTTAGAAACAATAAAACAAAACACATTTGATTTGTTTAATACAACCGAGTTTCATAAAACATGTATGAAATCTTTCAACGAGGAAAATAATAATGAATGCAAATGTATCGTAAAAGTACAAAGGCAGACAGATGAAGTGATATTCCACGGGAAAAATATTCAAAGAATACTTGACGAACTCAAAGAGAAAAGTGGCGTATATATTCAATTATATGTAAGCGCATACGACAGAGCAGTCCATGATTTCAAAGAAACATTTGATCAATTCAAGTTTGTGTTAAATAATAATAATAATAATAATCCTACTGAAACAAAAACAAATCAAGATGTAGTGGGTTCAATTGAAATTGAAATATTTCAATTACTCAACAAGTTTTCAACAAATGAACAGTGCCACAAAAATGTTGCGGATCTCGAACACAGAAATGACTCGTATGAATATAAAACAACTAAACATGGACTTAGACGCAGATGCTTAGCCGTAGTAATTATAATTGGTATTTGTTCCACTATAATTGTTCCAATAATATTTACAAAACTAGTATAAAAATATTTTTATTTATTTTTTTTCTTAGCCATAGCTCCTTTACTTCCAGGAACAGCGGGTGTTGGTTTGGAGTCAACCTTGTAAGTTTTTCTAGCCTCTGCTTCCTTTTTGAATTGAGCTTCATCTGCCAAGCGTTTTGCTTCTTTTGCTACTTTTGCTTTTTTAATTTCGTCGAGAGCTTTTTGTTTCTTCTCTTCAATAGTCATATCTTTGGGAAGATCTTCAAGATGAATTTTAGGTTTCAGATCAGAAGCCACAGTCTTGGTAGAGGGAGGGGCTGTACCAGAAGGTTTCTTAACTTGTCCTTTGGATTTTTCAGGAGGAGCAGCAGCAGACATTTTGTTGTTTAAAGTAAAAAAAAAATATAAAAGAAGAATGAGTGAAAGAAAGAAAAGTACAATCTATTTATTATTTATTTTTTCTGATGACTTGAGGGTTATGACGAATGAAATAATAAAATTGAAAAATTGAAAATTTAATAGATGAAAAGAAAAAAATATAAAAATATAGTCATATGAAAACTTCTATATTTTTATCAGAACCTGTGTGGCGTAATGGATAGCGCGTCCGACTTCTAATCGGAAGGTTGTCAGTTCGAGCCTGACCTCGGGTGAAAAAAATATTTTACTATTTTTTTTGTCAAATATTTTATATTAATATAAAAAAAAAGAAGATTTTCCAGTTCATCATGTCTGGATAATGCTCCCGGTGGGGATTGAACCCACGACCTGCAGGACATAAGCCTGTCGCTCTACCAACTGAGCTACAGGAGCCCTCGGATGGAAAATACCCATATAGGGATGTATATTTATTATACATGACAAAAAAAACTATTACATAAACGAAAACAAAAAAAGTTATCCAGTTCTAGAAGTGCTTACATACTATGTTGAATAAAGGGATTGAACCCAGGACCTACAGTATGTACGCTCGACGCTCTAACAACTGAGCTATAGAACGCTTGGATGAAATACTTCGATGTATGAATTGTATTATATACATTATAGCGATTCTACATACATACAAACAAGTAAATAAAAGTTAATTTATTTATTTATTTTCTACTTTCTTCTTCTTCTTCTTGGAAGATTTTTTATTACTGATAACTCTCTTTTTCTCTTCTGCCTTGCGTTTCTTTTCTTTCTTTAAAAGTTGACGATAGCGGTAATAATATTCATCATCATCATTATTATTATTATTATTATTGCTCAAATTATCGTCATCATCATAATCATCAAATGACGGAGCTGAACTAAAAAGTGTAGATAATAAAATCAAAATACCAACGACACCCATTCCTACTATTGTCATATTTAATGGACTTTCCATTACCCAATCTGTAAATGGTTTTATATAAGCCAAAGCATCATCAATAATATTACC